TAAACGAAGCGTCGGATTACGCAATAAAAGACGCTATGGATGGAAAGAAAGTTTTGATCACCTGTATGGAGGGTAGAAACCGATCTGGTGTTGTCACTGCCTTAACGTTAGTGAAAGGATTCGGTTTAGACCCGAGATTTGTTATTGATCTTATAAGAGACAAAAGAGGAAGCTGGGCGCTTTCAAATAAACACTTTGTCAATATGATACTAGGATACGTACGATTGTAATATAGAGTATGACTCCATTCGTTAAGTGGGTTGGCGGTAAAAGAAAAATCGCCAATAAAATAATAAGTAAAGTAAACAGGAAGGATTACATAGAGCCGTTTATCGGAGGTGGATCTATTGTTTTCTCACTCATTGAACAGGGAAAGATAGACCACGCCACGATATCCGATAAATGTGATGATTTAATCGATGCGTATGTTAACATCAAGCATAACATTAATGATGTAATCGATGGACTCAATGAGCTTGTTGATCAGACAAGTAAAGAACAATACCTGGAAAATAGAAGTCGATTCAATAACACAACGGATCCGACAGAAAGAACTGTGCTGTTTTTATATTTGAACGCTACGTCTTTCAACGGTCTTTATAGAGTCAATAAAAGCGGCGCGTTCAACGTTCCATTTGGGAATCGTAAAAACCCGACGATTTTAAGGGAACGTAACCTAAGAGAGTGCTCTGAAGCTTTACAAAAAGTTGACATAGTTCGTGGTGACTTCATCGAAACTACAAAACTAGCGACTAAGGATCACTTCGTTTATTTAGACCCGCCATACTTCCCGCTGTCTAAAACTTCAAAGTTTACGAGCTATACGTCTGACGGTTTTACAAAAAAGGATCACGCGCGACTTTACATAGAGTTTGACAGGTTAAACGACATAGGCTGTGGCTTGGCACTATCTAACTCTGATAACCCATTCGTCATACAAATGTACTCTGATTATAAGATCGAATACACTGATGGGGTTCGCACAATAGGCGGCCCATCTGATTATAAGCAAAAATTCACAGAGATTATAGTTAGTAATGGAAAGTAGATATACACAAGAACAACTCGATGAAATTCTTGAAGAGGTGTCAGGGTTTGAAGTTCAACTAGAGGAAGATCCGACACTTCCAAGTTTAGGGAATCTTTATATAAACGAAAGGCTAAGTCAATGCCGGTCATATACGAATAGAATCGTTTATTATATGCAAAAGCTTCAGATTCAAATAAGAGCGGTTAAAAGAGAACTTTTACTGGCTCAAACTGATTATGATATGAAGTTTAGCGATTTGTTAGCAAATGACGAATCTGTAAAGCAACGATCGTCATTTGAGGACAGAAAAGCGTTAGCGATGACATATCTTCACGATGAACTTTCTATGATCTCTGAATTAAAACAGAACATGGAGTCATTTGAAGACGTATATAAGATCATCAAGATGCAGCATCAAAATCTTGTAAGAACCAACTCAGACATAAAAACGCAAAGACAGATCATTAAAGAAGACAAACAGACCTTCATGTATGACGGACAGGGGTCAGATCCTAGAATGGCTGATGGAAACGTTTCAACCCCGGTTAGAAATGATGGTGGGTCTATTGAAGAAATCTTCGGTTATCAGGTGTCTATCGTTGAAGAAAAAGACGAGGGCGATAACGATGAAGAAGAGGTCAAACTTCCTACAACTGCATTCGATAAACTATGAAATAACGAATGTAGTGTGTATATAACACATAAAGGAGCAACATGACATAAAACAACAAACCACAAACCACAAATAAAACCACAAACCACAAACCACAAACCACAACACAGATAACACAGGTAAAAACAAAATGAGTGAAGTAATTGATTTCGGATTTGATGATGCTAACGTCGTAAAAACTAAGAGCGTTGAGCTGTTTAAACAGTCGAAGCCCGGTGAGCGTCACCGCGTTTCTATCATTTCGTTCAAAACGCACCATGACATCGTTCTGGCTCGAAAGGTAAGAGAACGCGGAGCGGATCTGTCGATGGACGAAAAGAAAGAGCTTTTTGAAAAGATCGACCAAAAGATCGCGGACGAACTCGAAAAGCCGGTGAGTGAACTTACTGACGCCGATCGTCTTGACATCAGGTCCCCTAGGTTCTCGTTTTCTTTCACCCACTACAAGGATGGAATCGGAACGATCAAGTGCTTGTCCAAGTATGAGGGCAGCACTCTTGTGGAAGAAGAGATTTGCTGCAAGCATATCGGTGAACCATCACAAAAGATCGGCACCGTCATCATGACCTATCCTGTCGATGATCGTGGACAGGTTGACATGGAACTTCTGATGAAAAAGAAGTACACCAAATTCTACGTTTGGACGTTCTCCCCTAAGAAGTTCAAGCAACTTGAGTCAACCTACGCTGACGCGAGAAGTGACGGTAAGACCACTGTTGACATGAGGGTCACGTTGGATGGCGATCCAAGATACCAAAAGCAGATCATCGAGTCCGCTGGCACCGCCGCTTGGGCGAAAAAGAATGTGGATCCAGAGATTCGAAAGTGGATCCTAGAAATGGGGCTTAAGCTTCATAAGAGCGTTCCCTATAATCTAGGTTATGGAATGAAAAAGGAAGAACTCATCGAAAAGCTCGGTCTTTCGGTCGGTGAATCTGGTGAGGAAGAGGCACCTAAACTTGTCTCATCTTATGATGATATGTTCACTAAATAGTCAATAATGATTTCAGTAGGTTTAGACCCATCGTTACGAAGTTTCGGATGGGCAGCCTACGATGGCAACTCAAAAGTCCCTCAACTTAAACTCCTCGACTCCGGGACCATCAACACGAATGTGAAGATGGTCCCGGTGATGAGGTTCATTATTATTCGAAATGCGATCGATGAAATACTAAAAAGAATAAAACCGGACGTTGTGGGGATCGAATCGCCAGCATATGGCGGAGGCAACTACAGTGAAAATCATTTTGCACTAATGATATACAGCATGGAATCTGTGTTCAATAATAGAATAGATTGTGTATTATTTGATCCAACCACTGTCAAATATTTGGCAGGGAATGCAAAAGCAGATAAGAAATACATGCAAAACTACGTCAAAGAAGATACCTCGATGTTAGAGATTATTGGAAATGACGAAGCAGACGCGTATTGTATCGCTAAGTTTGCATCACAATTCTACCTATTTGCGAACGAATCCATTAGTGTGGATGAATTGACTAAACAACAAAAACATGTTTTCCTTGAGCGGAAGCGTACAAGGAAGACTCTCATCGGTAAAAAGACTATTAGGACAGCCCACTTGTTCAAAGAAAACAAGAGATACTACCGCTTTTCAAAAGTCGATAAAGATGAAATTATGCTTCCTAAAGCTACCGATGTATCAAAATTTCTGGAGATATGATGGCTAAGGTAAAGACAAAGCTCAATGCGAAGTTAAAGAAGTTCATGGCACTAGCAAAGGCCAAGGGACTTTCTGATGATGTGTATGTAACCCCATCGTTGAAAATGGACTATACGCCAACAGGAAGTACGGTCCTTGATATGCTTATCGGCGGATCAAAACTTTCTGACGGTTCTATGGTATGCCCTGGATGGCCGAAGGGGCATATGGTTGAAATTTATGGTAGAGAATCATCAGGGAAATCGACGATCGCTCTTACTGCTATGGGACAAGAGATTAAAAGAGGCGGGGTTGGCCTTTATGTTGACCTAGAGCACGCGGTTGTTGACACTTACGCGATGAAACTCGGTGTTGATTTTCGTCCACCGTCAATGGGCGGAACTGGTCAGGCTATGAGAATCGCACCGCGTACGTTCGAGGAAACGGAATCGGCTGTCATGAACGCTGCTATGGCTAAGATTGACATGATCGTTATTGACTCTGTTGCCGGGCTAGTTTCAAAAAAGGAAGCCAGTCGAGATTCAATGGACGAAAAAGACAAAGTCGGTATGGCTGAGATCCCACGTCTTATGAGCACGTGGCTCCCCAAACTTCAAGCTGTGATTAAAAGAAGTGGAACTGTTGTTCTGTTTCTCAATCAAACAAGGGATAACCTAAGGGCGTCTTCTTTTGCTAAAGCCGAGGAAACGTTAAAGACCACTCCAGGTGGTAACGCTTTGAAGTTCTGGACTGTCATTAGGATGATGCTAAAACCGAGGATGTCTGCCAAAGCGAAGATCTATAATCCAATCCTTAAGAAGAATGAGGACATTCAAATTAGCACTGATATCGAAGTTAAAATGATCAAGAATAAGATCGCGCCAAAACAGGGGCACTCTGGTCTTATCACTATTCGATACGGTGTTGGTATCGACGAGGTAAGAACGATGCTTAACGTAGCAGAAGCTTACGGTATCGTCAAAAAGACTAAGAATAAACAAAGACGTGACGTGTTCTCGTACACATCACCATCAACTGGTAAAAAGGTTGAATACGTTGGAATAGAAAGATTCCGACATAAGATGGTGGAACTCGGTCATATGGAAGAAATGTTTTCCATGTGTAAAGAGAAGATCATGGAGGGGTTCAAAAACATTGATGACGATGAGCTTTCAAAGCTCGCTGAGAAGGCGGTGATTACAAAAGTTAGTGCTGATGTGGAGGATACCATAACTTCAAACACCGAAGATATTATTATGGCGGTTGTCGATGGAAAGATCATCGATGAAAACGGTAATGAGGTTGAAGGTTACACGGTGGACGACAACGGTGAAATCATAAAACTAGATGATAGTCTTGATGATGACATCTTAAACAGTCTTACCGATATCGACGCTGATATTGATAGTGATCTATGATGAAAGTTCATATAGAAAATTTCCAATCCATTGATCGAATTGACTTTGAGATTGACGGTTTTACGGTAGTATCAGGGAAAACTAACATCGGAAAAACCGCCATCATGAGAGCCATATTTTCGGCTCTTTCAAATGAAAGCGTAAAGTCTACGATTCGTGATAAGTCAAAACCGGTAATAGTTCACATATCGGGCGATCATGACATTCTTTGGACTAAAAAGTTCAACGGACAAAGTGACTATGTGATTGATGGACAATCGTATGAAAAAGTAAAAGGAAAGCTAGACAAGATTTCTGAAATCGGATTTGGAAGTTTGTCAGTCATGAATGAGAAGGTGTATCCGTGGTATGCTTCTCAGTGGAACCCGCTGTTTTTGCTAGACTCTCATGGATCGTATTTGACTGAGTTTATGTCAAATATAACGAGGTTGGATACGATCCAAAACGCTATCAGAATTTCAATTGGCAGAATAAAAATCATGTCAATGAAAAGGACTATTGAAAAGGATGAGGTCGATAAACTAGAAAGTAAGATCTCAGCGTTTGATGGTTTTGATAAATTAAAACAGCTCAACGAACAAATAAATGAACAGAAAAAAGCGGCAAAAAGAGATACTGACGAACTCGACATAATTTCCGATCATAGATCTAATCTGATAAAACTTGACATGATCATAGATGCCATATCGATTGAAAAAGACGTTCCATCAATCGACGATAAAATCTACGAGTCATTCATTAAAACCGTTCATTTCAGGGATGACATCCAAAAGATAGACTCATTACTTGAGACTATTGATTTAGACGCCATCAAGATTCCTGATTTGAACGAAGATGAGGTAAATCAGATAGTTGAGGTCACAAAACTCAGTGAACAACTAGATCAAGTTTTACCACTAACAACGTTGCTGTCTAATGACATCAAGATTCCTGATTTGAACGAAGATGAGGTAAATCAGATAGTTGAGGTCACAAAACTCAGTGAACAACTAGACCGGCTTGATACTTTCATTGAACAGATAGACCCTATTGACGTTGATGTGAATATCGAAGTTAACAATGATCTGGGAATTATAAAACAGTTATCAAGTGAACTCATGAAACTTGATGGAGAGATATACGATGAGTCAAACAAGTTAATAAAACTTAATGACGACATTTCGCAGCTTGATGAAAAAATAAGCGCTATTCCTGTATGCGAAACGTGCGGTAGACCGTTGTAATACGTTGTGTATAACACACTAAAAAGGCCCTAGTCATTTCAAATATGGTTAGGGCCTTTTTAGTGTATACTATTTATAAAAAATTATGATAGAGGTACTCAATAATGAAATATTTCATAACAATAATTGTTTTCCTTTTGTCAATTAGTGCGGGATTTTATATAACAGAGTCCCATGCGTCTTATGATCAAGCTGCCATGGCGGCTCAGTCAACGTCATGTAACGGTCCAAAACAACTATGCGATCAAGTAACTCAACTTAGGACACAGCTAAATAAAGCTCAGGGAAAAACCGAAAAAACCGATGAAAAATTCATCGGAATGATGGCTTCCATAGCTGTTGGACTTAAGATTTTGATCTCACTTGCTCAAAAATGGAAGGAAGACCTTTTCAAGAGTGAAAAGGGGAAACTTTACCTTCATTTGTCGATCGCGGCTCTATCAATAGTGATATTTGTTGTTTCTAACATGGGGCTGGGGATGACATTTTGGCAGTCAATAATCTTAGCGTTAGGTGGACCACTTTCGTCGTACGTTCATGAGATAGTGAAAACGACAAAGAAACTAAGGAAAACAAAGCAGGTAATAAACAATGAACAATAACCAAATAAAAAGAATAGCAGCCTCGATAATAACGTCAGCGTCAGATGATGACGATTTTGACTTTGAGGATTTCCTTGAGGAAGAGGGTAAAGAGGAAGAGGACAAATCTGACGAGGAAGAGGAAGAGTCTGATGAAGAGGCCGAAGAAGAGGCCGATGAAAACTACGGCGGTAAAAAGTTTAGCCTCCCCAAAGAGCATCTAGCCGGTAGGAAGGTTCCCGTAGGCGGTATGTCATGCGTTAACTGTAAATATTACAAAGAAGAGGATGGCGATGACATCTGTACGAACGAAAATTTCGTTGATTGGAACGGAATAGACGCAATCCCCGAAAACGCCGATGAATACGCGTGCGATTGGTGGGAAGAAGGCAAAGAGGAAGAGGAAGAGGAGCCGGAAGAAGAGTTTAACGAGGAAGAAGAAAACGAGGAAGAGGAAGAGTAGAAACTAAATTAGTTTCCCTCCATAATAACCATCCTCAGCCCTATTTATTACGATCTTGACCTTATCCTGTACGATACTCTCTAAATCGATCCCTAGAATATAAGCTAGAATATACGAGTAGATAATCACATCAGGAAGTTCGTCTTTAACGGCGTCAATAAGACGATCCTTGATGGTCGGTGAGTTCCTGCCCTCTTTTCTCATCTCTTTTATGATCCCATTCACCATTTCTCCCGCTTCACCGGCGATAGCGGATGAGTAGTAAATTGATGGATCCCATCCATAGGCATCATTTGGTTTCATATTTTTAGCTTTACAGATCGCCATATGAGACTGAATCACGCTCTGTTCAATACTAGACGGAAGATCATTGAACTTTTTCTTTACATCACTTAGTGCGCTCTCAACATCGTAAGAGCGATTTAGCTGTTCTAACACAGAAATAACAGCACTGGCTTGTTGTTTTGTCTTTATGTTACTAGTGTCAATCATTGGATCAATTCCTTTAGCATATCGCGCATTTCTTCGTATTCTGGCTTTAGATTTACGACAACCGGTTTGTCTCCACATTTAAATATGTAGCTGGTATCCCCCTTGGACATCTTATCCAAATCTTCAATAGCCTTTTTAATGAAGGGAACAACAACTCGATTTCCCATTTCGTATTCGGTTGACAAATATTTGTAAATACTCATGAAATCAGCGAGTTTTACTACAGCCTTTGTGTATTTATCAACACGGGACATTACTTCTTCAACGACAGCGTTCGACAAATCAGACACTGAAGACTTGAAGTGTTTGGACTCGTTTTTTGAGATCACTCGGTTCAGTTTTTTGTTTGAATGTTTGAAAGTCCTTACCACGTCCCCTGTAACAGATTCAGTTATATCGTGCACTAAACTATACATCATGATTTTGTTCATTACGCTATGACACCATCCATGTTGCATTTGAAATGACATAGCGTAATATGAAACCCAAAACGTATGGGTTGGAACGTTTTCATGTATCATAGTGGGGATCGTCTGATACCTTTTAGTATAATTGATCCGATGCACGTCACATTGTAAAATTTCTTTAATCATTTCTTTCCTTCAGAGTATACTTTCAGTGCTGTTTCAATAGGTGTAGTAGTTTGTAAAAGTTCAAATATCTGTTCAACGCGATTTATGGACTCTACCGGGTCGTTGGTTTCCGCTCTATCTACCCATTTTTTGAACGTTTCCCTTCCCCACGACACGGTGTCTTTCACCCATATGTTCATAAAACCGTCGAACACTAGCTTGTGGTCTTTTTTATACTCTTCACATTCAATCTGAACACAGTTTTTTGTTCCTTTTATCACACCGTCAATACTACATCCGTCTTCTGTCTCATCGTACAGTTTTTGAAATGATCCGTCGATTTCAATATAAACAGACTTGTAGATATAGGGAACGCTTATAACGTTATCAACAAAAGCTATCATTTTATCCTCTTTATCATATCAATCACATCTTGTCTGATGTTATCCGGTAAAAGTTTTGAAATCTCATTAAACTTTTCTTCATCGTACACTGTATCAAATGAATATGCACATTTATCGTTACTTATGATTTTACCTATAATATCAGAAAGTTTATCGTTTACGGGAAGCCAACAGGTTGACATCAGGTGTATCACACTGTAATGTTCAAAGGCTTCAAGTTTCGACGTGATTTCAATCGATATCTTTTCAGGAAAAATCGCTCTACTATATACTTTACCATCGATTTTTCTAGTGTAAAACTCATATCCCCATCCGCCGATACCATACTCAACTTGAGACATTTCTTCGCTTATTTTGCCAGAAATGATATCGATGTTAATTACCGTCACTTTACCGGTAATGCTGTCCATGATATCTATCGTCATGTGTCTACTTTTTGTTAATCTATATGAAGATCGAAAAAACTTATAAATCAATATAATAGCTGTTGATTGTATCGCGACTATCAGTACCTTCCATACTGTCAAAAAGTTGATGAAATTATTTATATATGTGTGAATTTGTTCCATCATATAACGTTTCTCGGGAAAAATTTATCCGTTTTGTAAACTACAACTGTAATGTTAAGTTATGTTCAAACCGATGGATGACAAGATAGAGATCGAGAAAGATTGGTATGACCAGTACAAGTTTCATTTAGTAGACTCTATCGACAAACTAAAAGTTTTAGCTAACATCTGTAAAAAAAGTGGTCTTGTAGCCCTAGATACAGAAACTACAGGACTAGATAGCCGAATTTATAAGGATGAATACTTCGATGACGGAGTAAAAACAAAATACGGAATTCGAACAGTCGATAAGGTGGTCGGTGTTTGCATCTCATACGATGGTGAAAACGGATACTACATACCGCTAGGTCATAAGCCACCGGATAGCGGGAATCTTCCATGGGATGAATCATGGGAAATAATCAAAGATGTTGTAGATAATACACGAATAATATTTCACAACGCTCGATATGATATTGAAATGATCTACCCTCTGATCGGTAAGGGAAGATTTTCACCGGAAGAGTTTGAAGATACAATGATCATCGCCAAGGTGATCAACCCGGACCTATCAGTTTCAGCCGGTCTAAAACAGCTAACGAAATCTAACTTTGGCATCGATCAAATTGAGCTTCATGAACTTTTCTCAGATGAGAAAAGGAAAGAAATGAACATGTACAAAGAGGGGCTTAACTTCTCTTTATTACACCCGAAAGAGGGCGTGATCTACGGTTCATCTGACGGCATTTTCACTTATAAACTTTATCATAAACTGATAGAAAAACTGTCCGATACAGATAAAGAAATATACAAGCTCGAAAAGGCATTCATGTATACGATCCAAAAAATGGAAAGGAATCGTGTACACATTGACATCGACAAAGTCAGGTATATCAATAAAGAAGCAAAGCATCACATGAGTACGATAACGGAGGCTATCGTAAACTTCTCAAATGAAAAAACCGATGGCGACTGGTCTTCACTTAATGTCGGATCGGCGACTCAACTTTCAACTTTATTCTTCACCGATAGATCCGGATTCAAAATGCGTCCACTAAAAGAGATGTTGGACGGAAATGAATATGATCCTGAGTCAACTAAGGTAATTCAGTATAGTCTTGCCGATGATATGCTGAAACTTCTTGATGATCGATACGGAAAAAATTATGAAATAACGATTGATGATAAACAAATGTCTATATTCAAGTGGATCACAGAGTATAGACACTACGAAAAGATTATCGGGTCATATACAGGGAAGTTTGAGCTTTCAATTGACAAAAACGGTGACGTTAGACCGAGTTATAAACAAATCGGAACCAGCACTTCACGTCTATCGTCCAAAGCCGGACAAATCAAACACGGATATTCAGGGATTAACTTTCAGGGAATTCCACGAGATTCTGATACCGATAAGCCAGAACTATTCAAACAAATCCGTGAGTGCATAATACCTCGTCCAGGGTTTGTGATGGTGAAGCTTGACTACGCCGGAGAGGAACTCCGCGTAGCTACAAACATGTCAGGAGATCCTGTTTGGTCAGACTCATTCTTGAATAAAGACGGTGACGTTCACTCAATCACGGCCAGAGCGCTCTTTGGGAAGTATAACATCACCAAACAAGAACGCGGTAAGGGGAAAGCTTGTAACTTCGCGTTCATTTACGGGGGTGGGGCAGGGTCTATCGCAAGAAATATCGGTTGTTCCATTGAAGAGGGACAACGAAAGATGGATCAACTAAAGAAATCCGTCCCCGTTTTGATGAAGTACATTGATGGTCGCAAATCATACGCGATGAAACATAAGTGTATTTACACGGCCTTCGGTAGACGAATCCCGATTAGTAATACAGACTCTGAAATCCGTGGATTAAGGAAAAAAGCGGAAAGACAAGCACCGAACTTCACTATTCAGGCCACTAGTGCTGACGTTTTGAAGATCGCTCTCGTTCTAATCGATAAGGGAATTCGTGATAACGGGTGGGAAGATGACGTCAGGTACGTGATGACGGTTCATGATGAAATCGTGTTTGAGATTCGCCCGCATCTTCTCATGGAAGCGGTTCCCAAAATCGATGAGTGGATGTGTAGTCCGTGGAAAATTCAAAAAGCGTATGGGAGACAGTGGGACGTTCCCCTAGAGACAGAGCCGGGCATCGATCAAAACTGGAAGGCTCGTTATGATTTTCCGATGATGGTTCACGGCGTTCCGCTTCACGAAACCGATTTTAACAAAGACGGGACGTTAAAGAAGAAGTTAAAGTCCGATCAGTACATAAAGAACGGTCGTCTTTATCAAAAAGTCCCAGATTTTCTAGAGGGTTACATCATTCCTGACACAGGAGAGGCCAAGGAAGAGCCTGAGACAGAAGAAAATGTAAGCGTAGCAGATGAGGCAGTAAAGGCCAAGGAAGAGGCCAAGGAAGCCCAGAAGAACATACCGGAATCCGTAGATGTCGATAGCTTCGGTGAAAACGTCAAAAGCGATATACCGGAAGAGACCAAACAACCGGTTCAGGAAGAAACTAAACAATCAATCCCAGAAAAAATTGAGCAACCGGTTCAAAAAGAGATTGAGTTAAAAACCGATAAACCTAATAGTATATTCGTCTATAATTTGACATCCACTCCTAACAGATATCTCATCAAAAAGATTAATGCGGTACTAATACTGTCTGAGGGAGATACACCGATAAAGATTATGATCGATGGACAGGTTTTAGTCAACGGTAGCAAATATAAGGTTGACGTCCCAACGTTTAAAGTTCTCTCTAGAATGTTTGGGTTATGAGTCTGTTCGAAAAGAAAGTTCTTAGTTATGGCACAGTTCGTGTGGATGTATTCGATGAACAATTAAGACATATTTCATATCATATATCAATACCTAACATATCATTTCAAGCAATTCTACCTATAATTCTAGCGTATGGGTTAATAAATGATTTGAATGTTATTTACCCGCTTCATGCGATAAAACCACAATTTGAAAAAGACGACATCAAAAACGAGTTCATTGAAAAACAACCTGATTTTCATATAAAACTCAATGAGATAATTGATGTAAACATGAATAGTTATGTAAATAGTATTAATGATATATTAAAGGTTATAAATGATCCTAAATCGGTGTCGTTTATGATACCGATAGGTGTGTTCATCGAGTTCAATTATAAAGTTGGGCTCGATGATATGAAATACGTAATGATGGGATTGAAAAAGATAAATGAAATTGGTATCGGTGAACTTAACTTTGCTTTGGCTGAGTCGGTTTCCCTACTTGTCTGACTTTCCTGTTATCAGTTCAATCATATTATCGGCTATCAAATCTTTAATGAGCGGGTTCATGTCATCAGGGAGTGAGTTATAAAGAGCGTTCTTTATAAGATTTCCTCCCATTTCCGGGTCTTTAAGTAGACTAAAACACGACTCACATATGTACGATTTTCCGTATCTATCGTCTTCAAATACAACGTTCTCAGTCGGTTTCCCACAAAATTCACAGATGTTCACTTCAATTTCTCTATAAACTTAATATCTGCTACATACTTCATTATATCACCGGTTTTTTCATACCGAACGTTTTCGATACAACATTTTTCAATCCCAGAAACTTCAACTTTTTTCGCTACTATTTGTGGAAGAAGCTCTATTCTATGAAACATGTAGTTATTTGATTGAAAAATACCCTCATATGACTCTTCACCGAATACGATAGAAGATGTCATTGAATATTCAACGCTACAATCAACCTCAACTCCGGATTCCTTGAGCTTACTGTGTATGTTAAACGTAAGCTTATCTATATCAAAAAGATGAGAAAACGCAAACTTGTCTTGTCCACCTCTTTTATATTTTTCGTATAAGCTAAGCATTCTCGTTGCTTGTTGCCTATCGACCATGAATTTGACCATGAACTTAGGCGACAGCTTTACCTCACCATCACCGGTATGAATCAAATCTTTTGACTCATTAATCTTAGTCTCTATCAGACCGCTATCATTTACTAAGTATACTCCTGGATCCTTTTTTAGAACTGCATACTCTTGTAATAACAAGTCAACGATATTATTTATCTCATATTTAACATTTATATGTGATGTTCTCGATATTATGTTCTTGATGTGTTCACTGATTTCACTCACGTTATCCGTGTAATCACGAAGGAGTGACGCAACAAGTGGATGCATCTCAAATTGAGATCTAACATACTTCACGAGTTGCGGATCGAATTTTTTCAGAGAGTCATTTATTGTTCTGTTAGATAAAAGATTAGACATCGTTACTCACCAAACTTAAATGTTTGTCCTGGTTTTATTGTTATTTCTTCAGTATCTTTTTCACTATCTTGTATTATAATTTTCTCTTGAAGGGGCGTGTTCATCATTGTTTTTTCAATGAGGTCCTCTTGTTTTTCGATTTCGATCGGCTTGTTTTCTTTCTTTTTTGGTTCTTTACTGACAAATCCCTTGTTAGGTGCTTTAGGTTTTTTAGGCGACGCTCCTATGGGGATGAAATTCGGGTTAGTTAACTGATCAAACAGTGGATCTGTTTTGTCTATTATCTTTGCATCTTTAAACAGTATTGATTCCCAATTTTGGGTTCTATAATCGAATTTTGTATCTCCGTGCATGCTTCTTGTACAATCCGGATTGAAACACTTTGAACAGAACGCCATAGTAAATTCATTGATCGGTATGGTCGATTTGGCGGCGCTCATTGTCTCTTGCATGCACTGTTGTATGAAATCTTTTTTCATGACAGTTTTATCATCCCATTTTCTAGCATCTTAGAAATCCTTGAACGAATTTTTCTTATTTTTATCTTATCCATAACAATACCATTATAACTCATCGCTCGTCTTATATCCGCTTGTTTAGCGCCGGATCTTACGGATCTTACATACCTAGCGAGTTCCCACTCTCCCATCTCCATAAGAGACTTTTCTATCGAGTCCACGTGGCTTGAGTCCATCATGTTCATTTCATACGTTATGGATTCTATCATCGGTTTTTCATCTGACGATACATAATCTAGTGATAGTGTATTACCAAATTTTCTTCTATTTCTATTTACCATATTAGTTGATACGTTATTTGCTACCATATACACATAATGACCGAACGATGATTTCGTTGGATTATGCGCGGATTTCCCATTATTCTTATGCAGTATCGCTACATACACCTCTTGAACAAGATCATCCATAGGAATGTTAGGGACATGGAAGTATTTGTACACAATCTTTTTAATATCCTCCATTTTTTGTTCAACGTTTATTCCCATCGATATCTCTGGTTCCATGTCAACAGTCCCTCCGGAAGATTGAATACAAAATTGCATAAATATATTACATTTGTTATTTAAATTTTTTTAGATCATTAATAGTATGGACTTTAGAACTGCATGGATAGCGTTAGGGAGGGATCCTGATGATGTCATAAAGATCATCAAGTCATGCAAGACTAATGACGATAGGGCTAAAATACTTATGTTTGACCTTGTATACGCTAAAAAGGTAGCTAAAGCCCTTATGCGTGTATACCATCCGGACATGAATGACACTTATAATGAACAATTAAGAAAAAGATATGAACTAGTGTCTCAATCTATCAAATTCATTGAAAGTGAAACTGATAAAGCCATCAAAAAATTGAATAAGCCAAAGGTACTAGAGATTAAAATTAGATAGTATAGAATCATCAGTATCAGGTTTTATTGATATATACTTCATTATATATGATGATATTAGTATAGCCTCATAAAGTGGTAATTGTGCTACTAGTGCTCTATCTTCTGTTAATTTTAACAATTCAAGGACATCCTTATATATAACGTCTTCCATGTTTATTCGTTCGTATTCATCGGAAGATCGTGGTGTACATAAAAACGGTTTTGACCTTACAAGATGAGACGCGCATTCAATTGGCCTAACCTCATAAGCCAAGCACTTACTGTCTTTGAGTAGAGGACACGGTATCTCGGAGGTAAACCACGCCAAGTCATTCACGTTCTTATATTTTTTCAAGTATGACTCACATATTTTTATAACACGTGGCAAATCTCCTGATTGTCTAAGATATTTTACTATTACAAGTCCCTCAAGAAGTGTTATAGTAATATTTCTTTTACAACAGTATGATTTGTTACAACTCATGCACGGGCTATCTTGTTTTATAGCCTCAATACTGCAGGAGCCTACTATTCTTTTGATTATTGATTCGGATTCGATTACTAGTACGTTGAGATCATTCACATGAAACTATACCCTAGAAAGTAAGTCTCCATGTCCACGAAAGTGTTGATCCGACTGGTTTAGTGATCACAGGGAACGTGATGTAGTTAATCAAAGCGTCTTTCCCTGTTATATCGACCGTTGGATCGTATGACCCGTTAGGGGGTGTTATCGGGTTTGTAATGGCCATGTTTGAGTTTATATCACCACCGAGAAGACCCATTTCAGTTAGTTGACCTACGGCTTCTGAAGCGCCGAAGGTAAAAATGTAATCGACGATATTAGTGGGGACAACAGACACCGTACCTGACGAATCTATGAATTGCGTTGAACTATATGCTTTTCTTGAAATCTCATTATAGAGTGATCTTTGATACTTAGTAGCCGCCGGTGGGTTAAGCGGATCCCAAGCCCCATCACCCGTTCCTACTGCTAAAGCTACAACACCGTTAGTTGACGCCCCGCTCATAAGCCTAGCGATGACGACCGATGAGTCCAACGTTACTTTGTTTATTAACTTCCCGGATTTTTCACTACCGTCCGGTAGTGTTAACGTCCAAAAAATCTCACCCTTTTTTATGGGAATGAATCTTTCTATGTTCATGATAGTTTCCTAAACAACAAGTTTTGTTATTGTAACTCCGTCGTCTAACGTTCCTTCAACTCCAGTTTTAGTATTTATTATACCATACTCATCAGAATTTGTTATTGGCATATAGTGTGTCATATCAAAATTTGGAGGGAAGTTTCTGGCCGCTGTTGGTGGTCCAACGATAAACGGTTTTGTCTCCATTCTTTTTTCGCCGGTTTCGTATGTGTCATTGGCCAGATACGTTACTAACAGTATTCCCGGCTCCGTGGTGTACATCATTCCTGGAGTCGATGATGATGCGGCTATAGAAGAAATCGGTATCGAACAACATCTAGTTCCTAGTATTATCATACTGCCTCCTCATTTTCCACCACCGTCATCACCTTTACCACCGTCATCACCATAAGATTTATTTATTGTTAAGCCTATTGTATTATCATTACTATTATAATCTATTGTATATATATAAGTACCCATCCACCATTCAAACACTTCTTCATACAATATTTTATCATTGGCGTCAAGTAATCTTACAACAGGAATTTCCAACTGTGTGATACCTAACTTTAACTTAATGAACTTCCCATTATCCATCGTGAACCCATACTCAAGTTCAGATTCATCTGGTGACACCACAACAGTAAATTCAAATGATGATGTTGATTGTATTTTATGATCATATGTATACGCACCATGATCATCTGAGTATTCGAACTCAGTGTTAAAATCCGCACCTTCATATATTCCATAAGTAACAGTCTGTGTTGTATTAAAGAACTGTCCATTCATGTATAGTGTGTCATCATCGCTTATTGTTGACAAATCGGCTCCGTCACCGGTTTCCTTTTCCCATATTTTTATTCTATCATACAGTATTCTTGATGGCAGTGAGTAACTGATAAACACTGACGATCCATGGACACCTGATTGTGTGAAGTGCGTCAGTAATTTGTGATATACATCATTAAGTAATGTTAGTGCGGTATCATTATCTGTCGCATCTACGGTTGATATGATGTTCGTCGTGTCATTCGTTACGTGAACATTCGATTCATCTATGACTTGTGATAAATGCTGGTTATGTAACTTCTTGAAATTGTTTACAAATGATATGAAGTTAGAACTTGTGCATGTGTCATCAATGACATTCACATAATCAGATAAAACGTGAGAATTTGTGTTCCCTAAATGTTCATTAAACACGGTTTTAAGGGAATTCGCACAATCAATACCGTTTTGAACAGGATCATTGAATACTATGGACGACCCTACGTTAGTAGTGTCTTTTTGTTTATGCTCTAGATTATATAGTAGGTGTTCATTAAACGCGTATTTAAGCTCGTTCGATTTATTTATGATGTCCGAGTCTGTTATAAAATCAATGTCATCTACATGGATTCCGTGTGGGTTATAATGATAATTTTCATTGATATAATGGTCATCATAAGCCTTGATCAATTTTTTCAATATGGTAATAATAGACGATTTCTGTATAGATGAAACAGACCCACTGTATATCTCAAAATATCTATTTGAAGCTTCATGCACCATACTTGATGATAGTCTATACAGACGCGCGCTAGCGTCAATAACTTGTGATATAGTAAATGTAGTGCCAGCGTTTACACCATCTATCGGTCTGATAACATCACCAACATCCAGATTCATTTCATAAACATATATCATATCAAGATGTGACGTAGAGTACACTCTAAATTGTCCAAGACCGATTATGCTATTACCGATTCCGGTGTTTAAATCTTTTTGCTTGTGGTGCCACGCGAAACCGGTTAAGGTTTCATCACCGTGATATCTAAACGGAATTAGCATCGACTGCACTAAAACAGCCGCCTCTTGAACTGATGTCGCGTTAGGAGTTGTTATTGTGTCTGAAATGTCATCATAATTATGCACTTTACCGGAGTCTATGTGACGTGTATAAACCTCATTTATATCATTGAATAGTGTTATACATGACAACAAATCAGTAGCGTTCGGGCTTGTAATTGATATGCTATCTATAAAATAATGATAAGTTGTATCTGATATATGATTATTAATATCACCCTTCATCTCATTCAATAGTGTTATTAAACTAGCTAGATTTGTGCTATTAGGGGATGTTATGCTATTAAGGCCGTCAGCTACATTATGATAGGTTGTATCTGGTATATGAATGTTATATGCGGCTTTCAATGCATTAGCCTCTGATTGGAGAGACGTTTGAACGTTAGAAACGGTGTCTATTGTACAACTTACCGTTGACGAATCATTAACAAAGTTTCGTATGTACCCGCCACTGTAGATAAAGTTTTCAGGTAGTGCACTTGATGTTTTTGTTACTGTCTTTTTTAACCCACCTCTATACTCAAGACTTTGAGTTTTTTCTATTATTGGTGTTCCTTTCATCAAATTTATATAGGAATCTACACTATTATCAGATAAAAACTCATCCGATGGAGTTCCGTTTGATATTATGCTTGTGTTGTAATGACCGTGTGATACTGTAGTAAACAGATGGTCAGGAGATGTTATAATGTTAGCATAATTTAGTAAATGATCTCTTTGTGGTGTGAAGTTATAATCATTAAGTATTCCGACAGAGTATTTGACGCTAGATACCACCATTTTTGATACTGTTGTGTTGTCAAATGATCCAAACGCAACATATCTATCCACTCCAGATACAAAGTTTAGTATTCCGTACTTGGATGGTGTGAATGATATTTTATCATACTGTATGGAGAGTGAGGGGACGTCAGATCCGTCAATGAACAAATCAACTGTCTTTATTGGTGACAAGACTAATCTATACGTATGATTTGACGTATAGTCAAATTTCATGTAATGATATGAATCTAGATATGACGGATTTCCGCCTTTATATAGCCCGACGTAAAGTTTATCCACATAACTTGAGTACGCAAAGTTAGTGTTATCGAATGCGTATATACTTCTAAATTTTGACACGGATTTTGATTTACTGAAATCAATACCGCCAATAGTTGACATTCCGCTACCGAACGATATCATTCTTGGACCAACCCCACTATTTAATAACCATAGTGGTAACGGAGCTGATGCAACACCGTCTATTATTATTAAGATTATATGTGATGATTTATTGGACATGATTTCAATTGAATGAAATCCATTTGTCACGTCCGCTGTTATTGTTCCTATATAATCAACAGAACTTGTCGCGCTATTATATGATAGAATGGAAAGACCGTTTGTAGTAAACGCAAAATCAACGGTTATTCCGGACGAGCCTTCATCTATCGATACGATCGGACCGAGAAGATCTTCACCGGGAGCTACAGTGTCGCCAGCTGTATACGATTCAATGTTTATCATGAATCCTATAGACCATGATATATTACTTTCAAATATATTATCTACTTGTGTTGGGATATAGTTAGCATAGCTAATATAGTCGGAATCTGATGTGTCATTCAATACTAAGGACTCAGATCTAACGTATGACTGTTGAGACCCGTTTTTAGTCCATCCAAGATCTGTTGGTAGTTTAAACGGTGAGTATGAAAATTGTGGGATAGTCTCAAAGTCTTGTCCATAATAATCACCAACGGCAAGACCAGTTTTCGACGCTATTTCACTTTGATATATTGAAACTCTAGAGTTGTGCCCTTTTGTGGTCGATCTAATGTTTAAGTATGTGTTAGCCCCAACAGTTTTTGAATACGCTATCGTGTCACCGTATTCAGAGTTTATAAAACTAACTAGACTAGTTAACGATGTTATTGCCGGGCCACCATTTACTATGTCTACTATATATGAATCATCGATCCTAATTGATAGTTTGTCATATGTGCTAACATTTATAAATGAAGAGCTAGGGACCGTTCCTGTTACTGACGCTGAAATTGGGTCATAATATAAGAAGTTAAGTGATGTATAGATGTCACGATTGTTTATATACAGTCCGTTTGATTTATTACTGATTCCTGAAGCGTTCCATGGAACTGAGATTTCAGCTTCTATGGCTACGTTTGCCTTTTCATTTATTATTGGTTCAAATCGATAATAACCGCTGAAGTATCCATAAGATGTTAGGTCAAGATTTTCATCTATATAAGAGTTTAGAATTGATAATTCACTGGAATCTATGATATGATCAGAATGTCCAAAGTTAAACCACGGAGGATCGCTTTCTTGTGGTTTAATGCTACCATCGTATGTAACGGATTTAGTCTTTAGTATGTTGGTATCTACTACCGGGTTTACGTTAGTCATTACCAACGTCCACTCCGACACAGAAGATCCCATGATTGATCCATATACTAACTGATGTAGTTCATCGAGTTGTATCGGGATATCTGAAATATCTGTATTAATGTTTCCTGAAATTATAGGTTGTGTATCACCGGATTTATATAGATATATTTTTCCATCTATGCTATATGTACGAAATGATGTCTCTTCATCAAAATCAATGGGATACAAGTCCCATCCGTCTGAATACTCTAGACGATCTTTATTTGTTAACATACCGATTGAAGTCGGTTTATCAACTTGACCTGTAATTGGTTGAACTATGTGAACAAGATTCACCGACATATGATCATTGAATCTTGATCGAAGTAGCACCAGGTTGTCTATAGATGACTGCAGATCCGTTACCGGTCCATAAGACGTTGGAGTGGGATCCGCGTTTACATGATAATCTGTGTTAATTGAGTGCGCTGGTAGTTTTGTTGTAAGTTCATCGACAAGACGAACAAGAGAGTCTAGATCACTAGCGTCAGCATAAATTAACGTATCAGTGGTGTCTACTTTTTTGTGCGAGTCCGACTCAAGAATGTGCGCATTAAATGCGTGTTTTATATCATTAGCCGTCCTTATTGCTGTTTTTAGGTTACTAGGCTCTGCCTGTAAATATCCAAACAGTGCGCATCGACTCTCATTTACTACAAGAACTGACACCCCTGTAAAATCACCGGTAAGATTAACCGAGGTTATTCGATTTCTCCACGCTACTGACACTACGCTATCGGTGTAAATAGGCAGATTTATAGTTTTATAATCACCGGACGTTGTTTTATTGTTGACCTTTGTTGTGTACTCTTTTATAGTTTCATCCAAAGCCGTATAAGCACCGTCCCACATGTTTTGAATGAGAGATGTTGGATCATTCAAAACAGCCGCGTATTCTTTTTCTATCGCTTTGTATTTCCATCCAACGGATGTTGGCTCAATCGGTGATGCCAACAGTTCTGTTTTATTTGACGGATCAACTAAGTATCCACGGAGTCTGTATTTATGGGATGGAATTCCAGATTTGGCGAAGTTTTCCCACTGATTGGTCTGCGATTCCCATTCACATGTTTGAAGGTAGGAACCGCCGTTAACTAAATACCAGTATGTAATCGTTACCGTATCTGTAGGAGCAGGCTTTGAGGGAAGAACAACGGCCCCTATCTTCCCAAACACATACTGGGCTGTAACCTCAGTTCCGTTTATCTTTACCGTGACGTCCGATGGGCTGTCCGCCCATTGTCCGGTGTGCATATTGTAGATCGTCCAGTTGTGAGACATGGACGTTACGTTCACGTGAGAGTAATCAACTAAGTATGTGTGTGCTGTCGTGTCAAGAAACAGATGGCACGTTGAATCGTCCAAGTGGTCGTTTATAGCTTTCAACGTTTCCTTATATGCATATTCACAGGAATTTAGGGTAGGTTGTATCGAGTTGAAAACAGGGATTGTTGATACGACACAATGACACTCACAATTCTTATTGTTTATATGATCTATTAGAGCCTGTTGAATCTGACCTAACAGAGTGACGCATGTCGATAAACTATTACATGTTCCTGATATGCTATCACATGTATTATCATGGGACGAGATGTCATTTAAGTGATAGTTTAAACAATTTACAAGGGAATTTGTGCTATTTATTAGGTTAGATTGGGTAGCATATTCATCGGTTATATTTAGTATTGTATCTAGTATTAACTGACTACCAGAAGCGGCTAGGATTTCTGTTTCGCCTAACGTAGCTATATATATTGAATAACCGTCAACACTACCCACGGTTGTATTAAGATCGATTGTATTTGGGCTTACTATATCAAACGATGATCCTGTTATTATAGCCTCTGATTTTTTAACTATCGTTCCTTCATTTACAAATATTGTTCTGTCCGACATGGACATTATATCATATGAGCTAGCCATACAAACTATACACTAAAAATGTCTTAGTATGTATAGGTAATCGATACATTACCTGGCACTATGTACTCCATATCTGATGTGTCTATGTCTATGGTTTGTGTATCACCGTATATGACATATGTACATCTGTATTCGTGCTCATCATCGTCATTTATTGATATGAACGCTCTGTTTGATGTATCACCTGAGTATCCACTTATAGTAACACCATCACTACCGGAGATATAGCAATTTTTGTTACTCTCTCCTATTTTATTAAGATTAGTTACCATTGTCATCATGATATCATCAACATAAACCGCCGAGAATTGTCCATCATTTGACCCATACTCAACGGTTGAATATATAAGTGGCTCCGATGACATATAAACTTTATTGTTATATTTAGAAAGTTGAGGTATGTAGATCATGGTTTCCATGACGGTTTCCATGAATCTCATCGATCCATCGCCTAACGTAAATCTTTGCAGTGGTTGGACGATAAAGTCAACACCGGTAACGTTTTCCATACGTCCTATAATGTCTGATTGATATATTGGCTCACCGATTTTTCTTGACGTAGAAAGTGTTGTAAGCTCAGTTCTTATCTGACTATCGACCTCAGATTTTGAAGCTCCCTGGCGCAAAATGACAGTGCAAGCCAGATCCACATAGTTTTCAAACGCCGACTTTACTACAACATCCGCTGTTGTATGACGCATTTTCTGTATCTCATCATCCACTCGTTGAACAACATCGTTAACTACGTATTCGATAACAAAGTTTTCATTATAGTCATATGATATTAAAACAGTAGACCCATTCGGTATAGCAGACCCGACCGTTCTTCTTATTGTTACTCGATTCCCTGTATCATCGACCTCATAATCCGGGTCTGGATAACCGTATCCCTTGTATGTGGTGATCGACCCAGAATCTGTCACAACAACAGAAGAAACGTCTACACCAACCTTCCCTAACGGTTGTTCAAACAAATCGACGAGAACGTGGCTCTCGTCAGATACGTGAATTTGCTGGGAATTCAAATTCGTAACAGAAACGTAGTCTGACGCTTTCGTACTACCACCCAAAAGAAGCAGATCCTCTGATTTATATAGCTTATAATCAATATCCTCTTCCAATTGACCGGTGATCTCACCAGTAAGTGACACTATTCTTTCGATAGGCTGAATAGTTGGAATATATTTATTTACACTATATAGGTAATTGCCAACAACAAAATCATCCACTGTGGTGACTGGTTGAGACACAGTGCTCGATAGTTGGATAGTATTGTAGTCAAGTATCTTGTATCCAACTATATCATAACTAGATGATACTGTGTTATTTGTTAGACTAATTAGTTTTACTATTGTATTATTAGAGTTTAAGTTAGTATCGAATGATCTAAAGATAAGATTTACCGGGTCGATCACGTCAAACCTCATGGACTTAGCCTCCATGGACTTGAACGCGAACATTTGGGTGATCGTTCTATCTATTGACCCGCGAACGTACACATCGACTTTCCCTCCAATGTGTTTTCCCCTAACTTCATCCCAATCACGCATCATATAGTCGCTTCCGGACTCTACGACTATCACGTCAGTCACTCCAGGAACAGACGCGGCGGTGTCCATATACCCGCCTATAGTGCCGGTATCAAGGGACGTTAGCTTTCTCATGGCCGCTTCAGCGAGCTGCGTGTTTGTCATCTCATCTGCGCCGCCATACGCCGCGTTTTTATTCACGGTCTTAAAACCGATATCATTCGACAGCACTGAGTCTATGGCACCGGCTGGCAGGTTCCCAGATGATCCCGGCCACTCCGCGTACATTTCAACATCGATTTCATATCTATCTTCATCAGAATTATAATAGCTATCAATATCTGAATAATACATATAGTACACTCCCTTAGAATAGAATCTAGGGGACTGTGGTGATGACGATGAACCGACTATCGTATCAACGGATATTTTGATATCTTTCGTGGGTCTTGTGGTAGTGTAAAACGTTTGGATAACAGACGCGGCGGTCTTGCCACCCCTTGTCACTCCGAAGTTTTCTGATAGGGAAGAAAACGCCGCGTCTATCAAAGTTTGAACCGCTACGTTATCTGATGTGTTAAGAGCGTTCCTTAAACTTATCTTATACTGTGAGTTATCGACCGGTATTGACTGCCCTGTTCTATTCGGATCATCAATCTGAAGTAAAGCATGGAATGATTTCGATCGATGAACGAAGTCAGCCAGGAAATAAACTTTTTGAACCTCATTAGCCAACGGTTCAATGTGAATCTCTCTTATCGTCGATCCGGGAATCAATGAAAGTTCTGGATTCGTTGATTGAATATATTGAATGTAGCTAGTCGATATATCACTATCGGATCTTATGTCTATACCAACTATCGTTGAGTCCATATTAAGTGGTTTCCCTGATATTTCGATAGAGTATGCGCTTTCATACACGTTATTATTTGAATCCTTATATAGTGCCGTAACAACATAGTATATATCATCCTCAGTGTTAACGGCGTCAAACGTGTCACTGTTTAAGATCCCTTTTGACGCAAGACCAGACCTATCATGGACAAATCTATATACGTTAGTTAGCGTAGTTTCAGATACAGTAACGTCAAGTTTTACAGCGCTATAATCCAATACATCTATAGAATTTATTGTTTTTGTAGTTTCATTTGTTGGATTAATCAGGCTACTAACTGATGATTTTATATTTAAATATCCGTTAGTAGTGTCAATACTAGTGTATGATATTGAGTCTATTTCATCATATTGTGCTTTAGTATCATATATTGAATCACTAGGTACGGTGTTTAGATTAAGTTTCAAATATCCAGAACCTAGCCCACCGGGCAATGTTGACGCATAGACGTTAAACCCGACAAGTTTTGATACGTTTCCAGTTATTGACCAGAAAACCTCAACGTCATTCGAATTCCTTTTTACATAAACACCAGACGGTGGGTAATACATGGTAGGGGATGATGATATATAATTGATAGACACAACAGCCGCTTGACTCGCAGATCCGTTTATGTCTATTGACCTTATTTTTATCTCATTCGACCCGTCATGAAGTTCATAGCCATCTTGGAAACTATCTGGGTTAGGAACCGTGATTGACGTTCCATCAATTTTAACTAATGAACTGTCTGATGTGTATTGACCTCCATCTATTGAAACTTGTACATCAACAGCATTACTATCTATGATTCCATGAATGAACACATCCTGGCTATTCGTGTAAAAGCTCAAGCTTTCCACATAATTATTATCAAAAACTGATACAACAGGAGTAGAAGCCATAGGTTTTATCCACGAAGCAGGTAAGAGTTGTCGTACATGACAACTCCAAGGTTAGAATTGATTTGTTTGTACAGATCAATAGATTCGTATGTTGAGTTAGAGACTACTATGTTAAGTTTTGTTATAGTTGGGTCGTTTGGATCTATTGAAACCGATATATCATCTAAGTTTTGAGGGAATTCAGCGTCAGACACATTTTGAAACAAGAAACTATGCATCTGTTGTGTTTTTATATCCTTATAAATATCAAATGCTTTATTTACATCAGACTGGATCATATACCCAACGGATTTTGCGCCTATCCTATCCAGGATTTGAGTTCCAAACCAGCGCCACTTGAAATGCGATCCATACTTTGTATAAAGAAATTTGTCAAATTCTTGAACAAGTAAGTTCCTTCCATTAACAGTTTCATATGAATCGTTTTGTCTCCCATAGTCAAACTCGTATCCGAGTCCATAACATCTTCTACAAGAACTCGGTGTTGTGTTGTACGAAAGTTCAAACAAAGCCGATTTACTTTTAAATGTTGACCTAAACATCAACATGTATGTGTGCACGGAGACGTTACTCGGTGATTTTACAGCGTCCCATCCAGGTACGATCAGTTTCCTTTTAGCTACTCTTCCGGGTGTAACACCGATAGTATTCAATGTGCACAACATATTTTTAGTTATATCAAACAGTTCACCTTTATCGGTTGATCTAGGATCTATAAATGCTATCGATTGATTTATTGATTTTGATTTTAATAATATCCCATTGTCAACTAGTGACACTGACAGTATATCTGACAGATTTGATCGCAGTACACTATATAGGTCAGCAGTCAGCATTGTTTTTATCGGAAGTTGCACAACTCTTTCCGGACTACCACTAACCTTTATTTTAAACTTATTGCATGATGATGTGAATCTATATGATAGTTTACTTTTTATTAAATGCTGTGGCGTCGAATAAAGACCATCTCTGGGGACTTCCGTACCATCATAATAAAGTTTTACCGATGACGTTGACGCCACGTCATCATCGAATACAAGACCGAGCCCATCAACTGAAAGAACAGCTTGTGCTCTTTCTACTCTATGCTTGCACGGTCTAAGTGTTCTAAAGTCATAAGACATCTTACAAACAACCGTAAACTAAAGGTTTATGTAAGAGGATCTTCATGCTCAAATTTCTCTAGACCGAATCGGTCTCCCTCATATATTTGTATGTTATTTGGATCATATACATACATAGATATTATTACAATATCATGATCTATTTGGTCTTTCAATGATTTACTTAAAAGTTCGTATTCATTAATTATTTGATCTGACATGTCCATCGCTTTTTTTATTCTATATTGAATGGCTTCTCTTTTAGCCTGTATCACGTCAGACTGCCAACTTTTAAGTCTCATTATGACACCAGCTGTATCTCTATCGTCTATGTTTTCACTCTTTATTTGAAATCCGTCAGAGAATGATGATCCAAACGATTTAGTAGCGTCGCCATCCATACTTGACTGTGTACCCTTTTGTAAATACGCTGGGTACTCTTTATTACGAAGTAGCATGTCCCTCTCAGGTACACCACCTAACATTCTGTATGCGTCAAGTAATTTAGCACCATAAGAATCTAACGGAAAAACCGAAAACTTTTTAGGAAAGTTTCCCTCATACTCAGCAGTGAATATGCCTGTTTTCAGTATCTCCCTTTTTAGCCACGTCATTCTTTTTTCTATATCAACTCTTTGAACGAGTGTGAAAGCTCTGAAAGCTTCCCATTGTTTATCTGTAAATACTCCATTGAAATTAAACATTACTACGTCCTAAAGATTTGAAAGTTTATCAATATCGCCTCTTATTATTTTCTTGTTCTTTTCTTCATCTTCTGATATATCATCCGGTTCAAATATATCATCATACGTTTCATCGATCTTTTCTTTTGTGTCATCGTATGATTCTAACAATTTATCAATTTGTGGGTTAACTCCTGACTCCGGTTTCATCTGCCCTAACGTTAGTAAAAACGCCAACGTTTCCACCGCTCGAACGGCACCAGACCCAGGACCGCCAGCTAAGAACACAATACCCGAATGACAGTTATTATTAGAGTTTAGACTTGGTTTATTGTCAGAATTTCTCATTATATCAACCAAATCTTGATTTGTAGCATCACCACTATAGGTTAGAAGCGATACGTTAATGTCTAACACGAGCATCTTTATTATTGCTTCTATCGCTTCTATGATATATTTAAGATCATTTATTTTTTGTTTAAGATTTTCTAACAAACGTATTATTTTAGATAGTATACTCTTTAAAGCATGCATGAGTGAGTCTAGATAATTAATCAGATCCATAACGAATGGCACTATTGTATTAAACAGGTCCCCAACAGTTATTGACCTCCACTGTAAATATCCACTATTGTACGAGTCTAATACCATCATTTGATTTATAGCGTCCGCTATCTTTTGTCTAGACTCATATGAAACGTGCTCAAGTGGTATTGGGAAATCTAAACGTATCTGTTTATCTGACGTTATCTGAGCATACTCAACTCTGAATGGATCCTTTAGTGGTAATCTTAGGTATTCATCGAGTAACACGTCATTTTGTATTCCAACTGACGCTGTTTTATCATAGAATAACATGTAGCTTACATTACTATGTGTTATTGTACTTGCTATTTCGAACGCTTCACTGAGTTTATAGACTACATCATTCCTAAATTCATAATTATTTATCAGACTTTCAACTATTTTATTGGCTAACTTTCTTACAGATATTGAGACTAATTTACTCCTAGCAAATCCATATGAGTATTTTTCAACACCCCTAAGCATTTGAAGATCGCTATGAAGACTAGATAATAGTCCAAATCCTGTCTTCATTTTTACAAGGTAATCATCATCATACTGTCTATACGGCTGCATGTCCATCCCAAGTATAGCACCGGCTAGTATAACAGTATGAACCTGATTATATAAATCATTATCACTAGACAATGATCCTGGGACCTTTGTTATCGCGTCTACTATCTTACCATCAACCATAAGTGATGATCTTCCCATATGAAAGTCACCACCGAATTCAAGTATGCATTCATTTGCAGGAGTTTTCTTATAATAATTATCAAAGGCTTTGTCATTACCGCTATTGAAATCGTCAACAGCCTCAATATACTTGCTTGGGTCACCAAAACAAGCTCTCACCCTGTAATAATAACTGGTTTCTGGTTCTAGATTACTATCAGTGAATTTAAAACTATCTGTTATGTTATCTATAATATTTGACGTACCATCAGAACTATCATAAAACATTACCTTATTAGGTACATTAAATATTGACCCATCCTTCTCTCTTAATGAAACCTTAGTGGTAACTAGTGGGTTTGAATTTTCTGTATATACCTTTATTGATTCATTTGCCTTGCTTACAAACGTCCCGCCCGGTGAGTCTAATTTAACAATTGTCTTTTTCTTACTTTCAAATCTTTCAATAAGAAAATTCGGATAGCTATAGGTAGATATCATTGACGTTACTCTATTTATTATCGCTCCCTCAACGTTAGCAGACGCACTTCCCATAGTCCACTCAACGACAAGGGAAGAATTATTCAGTTCATCATCAGAGTCAAAAAGTTCTTTGAAACTTCCGACAACATCTCCACTTTGTTTTATTTGATTTACTTTTACATTTATTGGGGCGGGAAGAAACAGCTCTTTGTTAGCAACATTAAGAAGCTGCATCAATGCCATTATTTCTCTAATGAGTTCGTATGGATAATCAGCACCCATATACATGACCATCATAGCCACGCTCATCTTAGTATTAAACTCAGGACGATTTATATCAGCTTCATCTAAAAGTTTTCCAACTACTTTTGACTCAAACTTATCATATCCACCGTGTATTGATTCAATGATTGATTGAAGGTCATCCCTTGACATATCAGGAATGATCGGTAGTATAAATAATCCTGAGTTAGTTATTTGTTCAAGAAAATCTTTTATAGCTTGGATAAAAGCATTTATGATACCACCGATGCTAAACGGATTAACATCGATCATAAATGCTTGCAAAATGTCTATGATAGCTTGAAGAGCATCTTCTACAGATTGAAGAGCGTCTATGATACTATCTAGTGGTTCTGTGTCAAAACCACTAAACTTTATAATACCATTTTGCCAACTTTGTTTCTCTTCAGACATTTATTTATACTTTTCTATTTTTTGTTGTATGATTCTTACTTTTTTCTTTTCCTTCTCCATAGACGCTTCAAGTATACCTTTTAGATTCTTGAGCTTTTGTACAAAATCATCATTTCTCATGTTCCAGTCAGACCACTCATTTTTTCCATTAAAAGTTGTACTTTTTGATTTTGCTGCAGCTCTTTGATCGCGTCGTCTATACTTTCTTCCTCTCTTCCTATCAGTATTGTTATTCCCGACAGTTTGTCCGTCTTTAGTTTTACCCACAGATATCTCTCCTCATTGAGTTGTTTGAGCGTTTGTCTTATTGAAGTCAGAAATGATTCGATATCAGATCTTCTTTCATTGAATTTTATCATTCGACCCGATATGCCACTATACGATACAGAAGCCTTCCACGCTTGCGTATCATCAAGGAAGTTTGATGTAGAAACCATGAAATCGTTTAATGCAACGATCAACGTCGTTGACGTTATCATACTCATACGAGCCACTTGAAATGTTCCATCTACAGGAAAGTCTAGATTACCATCAATTGTTATTGACGTTCCGTTAACTTCCTTTATCATATAGATGGATCTACTACCACCGTTAGTTCTCATATATAGAACGTCACCGGATTTCGCATCTCCAACTCCATTTGTTCCTATTGAATTCGAACTTATTACAGTATATGAGCCGGACGCTACGATGTCACTAATTTTAGAAACAAAATCATCAAATTGTTGGAATTGTGAGGCTAGATGATCAACGTTCCCACTAGAATAAGTATTTGTTGATATTATATCAATTTCACTGTCTAACACTTTGTATACTAAATCTGATAAAATGAAATCACTTCCGGTAGGATCTGCATTTGAAAAGTACTTATCAACAATAAAACTAGAGCCAGTCGTTGACAACACGTTAGCTGTCTGACCTGAGTTCGGACCATTTACAAATTTTATCGTATCACCCGCTACTACCATTCCATTAGCGTCATATATCTTATTTGTTATAGAGTCTACTTTCCCAAACCCAATCTTGTTCATTGTGTACTTTTCTTGTTCAATGAACGAAATTTCATTATCACGGAAAAGTAACGGTTCCGGTAAATTTCCATCGTCGCAATGGGGACTACTGAACAAAGCCGGTAATCTGAGTGGTGATGTGTCAGAGTTATTAAACGCCAGAGTCACTTTAACGACTGAGTTTTCATCTATGGCCTTGAAGTATGAATCACATCCTTTACAATAAGCATTTTTAATTTCACCGGTCTCGGAGTTTATAACATAACTCGCGCCTATCACATAATCTTGAGTTATGGTTTTCTTTTGTACAGATCCTGATGTAAATGGTAACACACCATTAATTATTACACGATCATCATCTGCATATACAACTGGATAACTATTGAACTTGTTTCCATATCCATCATATACATCTATTTCATCACCAAATTTTATATGAAGTATTGGCTCATTGTCATCGTATGAGACAAACATGTTAGTTTGACCAGATGTTTCAACGGTACTAGTGAAAATTACTCTAGGTCTTGATTCAACGAGTTCATACACGTCAGTAACATTCGCGTATCCGGTTGATCCTATTATTTCCCCAGCGTCATCTTTCCCTGTTTTATCATTTATTGGACAATCAATAGTAACAAGTTGTGGATAAATTCTACTGTATGAAAACGTTTCATACATTCGTTTGTATTCATACTCATATGATATTGTGTATGGAGTCATCGATGATATTGAAGATGTTAATTTATACCTTAGATCATCGTTTATATCATTTTTCACATCTTTAATAGTATCTGCTACCCTGTATTCACCGTCATACCTAAACTTCCCATCAGACCCACCAACAACTGTTCCGTCACAGTTGGATACTATATTATCAAGTACGTCTATAATGTCACAATAGTAAAGTAGTGCCGTTCCCACAAAATAGTCACAATTATTCAAAAATTTTAGATTGTAATAAAACCCCGGTATTCCACTATCATAATTTGATACCGAGGATGACTTCATCACAACGGGTCCGGTTGCTGTTCTACTAGGTGAGAGTGAATTTATAAAACTTATGACATCTGGCTTAAATTTTTCGTCTTCTATAGTTCTATAAAAGAATGTGTCCGGTGAATAAACATCAAACGTCATCACAAGGGATTGACCTAGTATCTCATTGTCATTTGATGGTATAATTCCATAAAGATAATCAACTTCAAACATGTCTCCTGCGTGTTGCATGTTATGGTATGCATAAAGAAGTTGTATCTTGTCACCCTTCCCTATTGGACTATTCAGAGTAACATCACTACTGTCTGAGTATGAATAATCAGATGATGGTAGTTTTTGACCATTTCTTATAACATATAGTCCTGAAGGCCCGTGGATGGGTTTTCCTGGCTTCAGAACACTGTCACCTTCCTGATATACCGGAAGAGTCGTAAAGAGCAAGGAAGATACCACGTAGCTTTTTATGAATGATTGTTTGACAGTTACCTTGGTTTTTCCATCTGCGAACTCTGAATGAGATACGATGTACGAGTCACCACCAACAGTTATTATTGAATTCGGCGGTATGTCAAACTGTCCAGTTAGACTGACTGAGTTTGAGTTTTTAGCTATTGATTCAACGAGAGATTCATCGACTACCCCGTCAAACACAATCTTAGAATCCGACACCATAATGTTGTCAGATTCTATCGTTGGATTTCGTGCCATGTATATTGTTGTTTCATCATTGCTGGAGTCATATGATGACGCTGTTTCAATTATGCATTCCATATTATCTATCAATATTGCTGCATTATTAGGTATATCATATTTACCGTTCAGGACTATTTTATTCGTATTTTTGTTTGTTTTAAGTTCATCGACTAAAACGTTTTCATTTTGTAATTGAACAACACCTTGACCGCCATTGGATTGATACGTGCTGTATCTAATCCTTATATTTTTACTTTCGTCAACTTTTTCCAACAGTTGTATGTGACTATTGTCTTTAATTAATATTCCCGATACGTATTCTCTGCCACCAACGTACACGTCTATTGACGTGTGTACAAGTTCATTTCCATGCTCATTGAATGTTATTATTCCGTTAGAAATCGAGGCGACTTCACTATTTTCCCACTCAGCGACTTCTGTTGTTGTGTGTTCGGATCCGTCACTTTCAACATAAGTATATGTTGTAGTTACTTTATCACCGGGTTTTAGCCTAAATGATAACATTATTTGCCCGGCTTGAGCATTCACCGTTATGTCTGACCACTCAACAACAAGTGAGTTACCAGAGTTTTCAATGACCATATTGAATTTTTTAGGTATTGAGTTTAATTTATATAAAACGTTTTCAACTGATACTTCATAACCGTCTATTATATCTACTGTAGCTTCCCCGCTGGTAACGTTAGAGTCTATAGTAGCTAGTCCATTAGTAACAGACAGTATTTTATAATATTCAGATCCATTTCTAACATAGTATCCAACATAACTATCAGTAAATACTATATTGTCTAATGATAGTATTGTTCCATTAAAATATGCTTTCTCATCCATGTGTGAGTAAGCACTACCGACACCCATCGGTTTTATAAACTCAATTATTCCGGCTTGAGCGTTCAAAAAATAATCTTGATCACTTACCAGGAATTGACCGTTTTTCTTTACATATGAGTTATATCCAAACAAATACGAATCATCTAAGTTTATGAATGGCGAGTCTTTCTCCATCACTTTTAGCATCTTTTTGTTTTCATACATGCTAAGCTGTGACGTTAAACAATCAATCACATAATTATACCTGTATTTCGGATTGTAAGCACTAGAAAGTTGCCCGGTATAATCATTATTGTTATTCGGATTGTCTTTTATTTCTACCGTTAAGCTGTATGTCAATGGAACAGGGCTAAGACTTACAGTATGTGATGGAATGAGTTCACTTACGATCATTTCATCGGTGAAGCTCGTTATCATAGTGAAATCGGGAACCTCAGGTTCACCGTTTGTATTGTTTGAACTTCTATAAAAGTAAGTTATAGCTCCATCAATTTTAAGTGATGCTATAACATAGTATATGTCATATCCATCGGATTTTAGTTGTGAAACGCTATCCTGGTTTATGTACAACGCGCCAGTATCTGGATCTATGTATGCATAATCTTTTGGTGGATTGTGATCATCTTTCCACTCTGTCATAAAATAGTAATTCGGTGATCCAGACTTTACTCCAAACACATATATAGATTTATTTATCTTATCAAATACAACACTAGCGTCAGTCTCTGGGTGTTGTATCTTGCTCCTAGCAAATGACATTATGTCATCATAATAACCGTCGTACGATATCTGTTTTCCTTCATGTTTAGAAACGTCATCGTCATTAAGTAAGATTTTCCCTGAATCTACTGACCACGCAACTTTTCCGCTTGATGGTTTAGACAACGTTTCATCTGTCATTTGAACAGGAGTTAGACCTAGTTCATTGCAAAATTTAACTATTGGATAAGACCCATCAGGTGGTATCGGGTCTAATGTTAGGTCCTTACCAACGTCAGCGAATTTACTGTTAGTTTCTTCAAATATACCGGCGTTTACAACCCAACGACCGGACGAATTTTCATACTTGAAGTTTGACTTTGAGATCAGGAATCTTAAATTTTCAGATCCTATATCATAATTTTTATCAGGCCCATCAACGACCATCAAGTATTGTTGTTGTTCATTTATTGTCGCATATTTTTCCACATTTGGTGGAAATGTATTAACATTGTTATAGTCACCGTATCTTATTCCATCAAGTAATTTCATACTATTTTTCCACTACCAATTCCAGTAAACGAAACGCCACCGGTTGGACCAACTATTGGAATGATCATAGAGGTTAAACTCAGTATGGAACTGAGAGAGAAAACAAAAGCGTTAGCAATTTTCATTGAACTTTCACCATTAATACCACTACTAGCCATAGACTGCTGAAGTATTGGTAACGCCTGCAGTGGATTCATAGTAAATTTAACAGTGCCACTTCCACTACCAACAATAGGATGCGTAGTACTAACAGCGCAAGAAAGTAAATTTTTTAATACACCATCACTCAATGCATTAGCTAGATTATTAGCGTACGATCCACTCACTCCATTTGAATGAAGGTTTGATACCATTTGTGTATAATCTGTTTTCTTTGTTGTTATTATTCCCACCATATAACCGGTCCCAACACCACTAGTTCCTGCATCGACGGTAGATACTTGAACAGACGTTGCCATAATAGATGCCATACCACTACCTAATGCAGTAGACATTTGTGAAATCATTGAACCATTAAGTCCACTAGATCTTAATGATGTTTCAAATGAAGAAACAAATGTTGGAAGGCTAATCGGCATATTTATTCTAACCAACGAGTATTGTTGACATACCCATTATTGGAACTCCAGTTACATAATCAATATGTGGACCAGGAGGGCCTGGGATGCCAGAAACAGATCCAAACGATCCTACCATTCCTATTCTAACAAGCGGCGATGTTATGTTTGTTACTGCTCCGCTTGTTACGTTTGTCATAATTGCAGATTGTATACTTGAAGATCCTCCACCAGTTGAAAGGGAAAGTGACCCGGCTCCTACTGTCATCGACAGATTACCAGCTCCTACTGTAGCTGAAAAATTACCAGTTCCAACATTAACTGTTTTAGACCCTGCGGCTATGTTTTCTGAGAATGACCCACTTATCATATTAAGTGATTTTGCACCGGCAAGTATTATCTGAGAGTCTGTTCCAGTTAGCATTTTTTCTGAACGACCTAACGCTAAAGTCGTTGATTTTTGCATACCGTAGTATTGATTTGCATTGCCAAGCACCGTTAAATGCGTAGATCCGCCGATCATGGAAGCCATACTACTGGCGTTATTTTCTATTCTTTCAGCTTGAATCACATGTCTTGCTGATGTTATGTTTATGCTATCGCCACCAACAATGTTAGCACTTCTACCAGCGACGCTGTTTACGTTATCACCGCCGTATGTGGTTTCTACAGCTTCCGCCCCAAGATAGGCTAAATTTACCCTTCCCCTAAGCTTAACGTCAAGAGAGATGTTTTTATTTTCATCGTCTTTAAACGTTCCTATGTCAAGTTCCATACCACCTGACGTTTTCATTCGAAGTGATTTACCGTCTGTATCACTTCCTATCACCGCGTTAATGAGCCCGGAAACTGTCATATCAACGGATTTGCCTATCTGATCCACGTTCCCTGTTTTACTTTTTGGAACGTGAAGGAATACCCTACCCTCTTTTGTAACACCAAACACATATTCATTTGATGAATCTTCCGGAGCTTTTATACTAAAGTATTTAGCTAATGCGGTTGAATCACACCAACTTTTGTGGTGTATCATGTCAATCGGTTCCAACGCCGGTTTTTTATCAGGGCTAACCCATCCACTGGGATCAGTGAAAAGTGAAGCCGACAATATTTTCTTATAAAGTTGTCTCCCTTGTTTTGAATAAGCGTCGTTTCCGACTACCGTGCCTACCACATCTGTTATAAACACACGTTGCAGGGGATGGTCAATTTGAAATCCGTCAGTCTCTTCGTTGACTTTCAGGGAACCGTCATCTGTATGAAATAGTTCTAGCCTATTCTCCACATACATTTCTTTAGTATCATCATACTCAGAATCTGGGAACATATTATGAACATATGATACTCGATTTCCTGACGGAGTTGTAACATATGGATATGATTTGTGCTCTTTATCATAATCTATTAGTACATTTCCCTCAGTATCCACTAAACCAAATTGGGAGAGTTTCCTGAATGCCGGAGAGTTTATATCAATCTTTTTTACATTAAACTCACCATTACCGTCTATATTTTCATTTATATAATCTTCGATATCTTTTCCGTTAATCTCTCCATCGGTCTCCTGACCAGACATTATTAAATCGGGTGGTAGATTAAACCCGGACCTTTTTATAATTCCCTTTCGTTCATATCCATGAGATCCAGAAACGAACGTATTTTTAATCCGATGAATTACAGAATCGTCTGTTGTGAAAATCTCTTGCCCGTCTCTGGATGACAAATAGAAATTTTTGTCTAACGTAAGATCTGACCCCTTCGACGACAGTGCTAACACGTCACCGGAGTTTACTTTTTTAGATTTTAGACGAGTAACACCTAGGTTCAAAGCACCTATGTCACCTAAATCAGGGAATTCATTCAGTATATTTTTAATTTCTTCAGGTGATCCGACAGAAAATGGTTTAAAATCTTTAGATTGATAAATACCGGTATTCACATAACCTAGTATTACTGGCTCGACAAGGCGTCTTCCTGACTGTTTCCATCCAACGAGTACCTTAGACCCCAATTCTGGCATCAAAGTAAACTGAGACCTAGGACCAGCCCCGGACATGTATATTGGAACACCTATATACTCATTATTGTCATCCATTCGTACAGAACATTTCATGGTTTCATTATCTATATACGTTATGAAACCACTTGTTATGAACTGCTTTGGGTTATTACTTAATCTGTCGTATAATTCAAAGTCATCTGTTACAATAAACGGTGCGTCATTCATGATATACTTACCCTACTGTACACACATCATAACTAATGTATAGTAACTTTGAATAATAATTTTTTAGTTAGGTCGGTTAAAAATGGAAACTACTGTAAACGTGTGTTATACAAACGGTACGATAGTGAATGGGCTTTCATGGACAGTGAAGGATCTATATAACGTACACATCGGTGAAGATTTTTACACGGAGTTTAAAACAGATGACAAGAAAATGTTAGCGTTCATAAATGAGAAACATCCAAAGAATATAAGCATAGATGAAAATATAATAATTAAACTAAAGATAGAATCTGTGAGTCATATGCTAAGAGAAAATGGGAACATAGAGACAAATGTTATGCTTATATCACCAGACAACGCTATAGACATCATACTAAAAAAGTTAGAGAATGGAAGCGGCAATATCGGCTAGTTTACTTCTTTCACTCTTATGCAAAACGACACTAGCAAATATTTCATTCCCTAAAAACTTTTTCATCGTAACGGAAAGACCGTTTGATGTTGAATCCATGTATGGGTTGTCTATCTGATTTGGATCGCCGGTAAGAACTATTTTAGTCCCATCACCAGCCCTAGTTAGTATTGTTTTTACCTCATGAGGGGTAAGATTCTGTGACTCATCTATTATCATGTATTGATTCGGTATACTTCTACCTCTTATATAGGTAAGAGGCTCTATTTTTATCGTTCCATCATTGAAATACAAATTATAGTCTTCATTATCATTCATAGATAATATGTCAATGTTATCATAAATAGGCTGCATCCACGGCTGCATTTTTTCATTGATATCCCCCGGTATGTATCCTATATCTTTACCCATAGGGATTACCGGTCGTGCTACGAGTATTGATGTATATTGCTTTCTTTTTACACCTTGAAAAGCTGCAGCTAGAGCCAACAACGTCTTTCCTGTTCCAGCTTTCCCTATCAGCGTTACAAAGTTTACCGCCGGATCTAGCAAAGCGTCAAGTGCAAAATGTTGTTCCATATTAAGTGGTTTTATTCCACAAATTTCGGAACTTGTTTGTATTCTTGATAATTGTCCCCCAGGAAGATTTCTACAAAGGACCGTTTTAGATCCGTTTTCTGATGATATGAGTTTTACATACTCATTGTTTTTTAATTGCAATGAGGGAATGTTAACTGTTTGTTTTGAGTAAAGAAGATCTATTGTATTATCATCAACATAGTGTATTTCATAATCTTTCTTTATTGAATTCACACTAACAGAGTTATTTTTATAATTCTGTGATGGAAGTTTCATAGCTTGGGCTCTAACCCTTAGATTAGCGTCCATAGATACCATTATGGTTTTCAAATCTGATTTTTGTTTTATTTCAATAGCAGTTTGTAATATTCTATAGTCATATTTATTACTGTCTACAGCAACCTTTGTATCGAAATTTAGAAAATCAGGAACATAAAGGAAAAGTTGTCCATCATTTATACTAACGTTTTCTAGTCTATCATTCGATGATAACATACCATCTATGATCCGTATTACCCTTCTTGCATTTCTTCCTCTCTCAGAAGACTCTTTTTTGAAATTATCTACTTCTTCAATAACGTATATCGGTATGTATACGTTATTATCTTCAAATTTGTATATACAGTCAGGGTCATGAATAAGAACGTTAGTATCGATCACGTAGTTTTTCTTCATTTATTAGCCTTTTTCGCTGCTTGTTCTAGAACGCGCGTTAGATGTTCATTGATCGCGTCCACGAAACTCTTCTGTGTCACTACTGCTGACGTTACACTTTGTGTGGTGTTATCTCTTATCTTTTTATCTATTATCGCTATTTGTTTTTCTATTATTGTACACGCATCTTCAACTCCACCATCTTCAATTATACAACCCTCTATTCTTGCATCTTCAAGTTCTTTTTTAAGCTGTTCTTTTTCTGCTTTCAAACTTTTTATCGCACTATCGTTAAGTTCTGGTTTTCTAGTCAAGATTTGTTTTATCGTTGACTTGGGCAATATGTCAAGAATACCTCTCTTCATCATCCCACAATCACAATCGGCTGTCATATAAATATCTTTATTTATTGTCGGTTTTAGTTGATCTAAGCCCTTAGCTTTCATTATTGAGTCAACGTCTGCATAGATAACTTTACCGGCGTACGTTCGCTCTCTGTTTATTTGATCTGTGTACGTTCTGCTATTTGTGAAGTTTATCTTATCTCCAGAGTACGCTGACGCCCCTGTTTTGTAATCTGATGGTTGAAGTTCATTCAACATTTCAGCCGATTTAACAGCGGAAAAATTATGGGACGTCATGGGATCTGACATACTAGCCATGGATGATCCGGCTGCAAATTGTATTCTAATATTATTCACTTCTTCCGTACTTGGCTTGCTAGATCCATTACTTTCATCCAAACTTTCAACGCGAAGTCTGCCTATATCTATGAATGATCCTCTTCCGTATCTATTATGTCCTATAACCTCGAATCCAAATTCATCCGAAACTGGTCTTATCACTATGTTTATATCTTTAGCTCCATAACCCACGTTACTTAAGCTAAACATTATGTCACTATATTCTTCTTTTAGTTTTATTAATTTATCATTTATATCATTTGTTTTATCACTTATTGATTTAACATCTTCACTAGCTTTTTTAACATCTGGTTTTTCCGCAATTTTTTTCTCATCACGTAAGCCTTTCCATTTACCCTTTACTATTGCTAGATTTCTGTATGCCTTAGATTTTTGTTTTTCAAGTGCGGATTTTTGTTTTTTAGCTAGTTTAATCTCTTGTATTATATCGTTCTTTCTTTTTGATAGTTTCTCCTTCATCTCCTTTAATTTTGGATCACTATATGATGAATATCCCTGAGGAGCCGCACTTTCATCACCCCATGTAACTGATGAAGCGTTAACTACTGTGATTTCATTTATGATCTTTGATTTATCAACTGCATAATCATAGAGTCCTGAATTATCAAACCCTATTTCATATCTATTATTTCTTAACTGTTCTACTATTTTTTCTTTTTTATCTGTTGCTATCATTCTGGCTGTTCTACCAACAGTAGCGTCATATGTATAATTTGGTAATGAATACTTTTTCTGTCCCTTAAATTTAGCACTTTTTCCGTATGTTTTAAGCTGTGTTTCTTCTTTTAGTCTGGCTCTTCTTACATTGTCAAGCGACCTTCTATATACCATAACAACATTCGGATATCCCATTATCTTTCCGGTTTCAGGATCCCTTATTATCATGGGAGCGTTAGCGTCACCAGATGATTTGTCTCCAGATGTGAAACCGATCGATGATCCAACGTCTTCAGGAAACGTAATTTTAAATGCTAGATTATTTCCTCTAGCTTCATGCTTTTCTTTCGCCCACCTAGCTTTTCTTTGTTTTTCCTTATTATATGCAAAATATTTATTGCCGGACATCCTATTTGTTTTTTGTTTTTCCCTTTTGGCCTTTTCCATTTCCTCTCTTCTGCTAAGTTTTTTCTCTGGAGGTTTATGAATAACGTGTGATGTCATCATTCCTATATTTTTAGGCGCTATAAATTTACCCCTCTTAGCTATCACGTTTATTGTAGTAGTAGCCTGTCCACCTATAGAATAAGCATGAGAAATCGATCGTATGTAATAAAATGCATCATGCGAAGGAACCCATATTGGAAAACCGGGTCGAAGTTCAGGTCTCATCGGAATAGTAAAAGATCCGGAAACTCTCTTTGAATTTTGGCGATCCAAATAATCTAGTAGATAATAGAAAAGTTTTCTTGGATTTCCACACCACTCACAAACTACGTTAGTCTTTCTCCACCCAAATTGTTTTAGAAGATGATAATCGATCACTCCTGTATTTGGTGTCAAAATTTCATCATTCATCCCATAATCCATAATTCCGCCAAATGCATGACCATTTGACGTAACATGTGTATATACCTCATTTCCTGACTCTGTTATTTGTTCCTGCATTATTTCGAAATCATTGATCCATGATACTGGTTTATTCGGTATTACGTTCATGTTATAAAACGGTGGTTTAAATATTATTGTCCCATTTGGATCCTGATAAAATTCGTACATTATCTGATCGCGAGCCGTTTGAGCTATTTGAAGTTTGGTTTGAGCTTCTTGTTGAAAAAATTTAATATCAACAACACGAGCCAATTCTCTTTTATACGCTGCTACTTCCGTAGGCTGTATTCTAAATCGCGTTGTCTCTCTATTGAAAAGGGTATGGCTCATTTCATTTTCAAATATACTCTTTGATAGGAAAACAGGCGACCTACCTATCATACTATCAGTAAATTGATATGGGGTTCCGGATACGCCATAAAGAACCAGGTTATTCCATATTTCTCCAAATTTAAGTTGCCAATATTCCATGGCCTCAAGCATATACTTGCCAATAGCTCTTTTTTCCGGACCTATTTCAGGCTTATATGATGTAAAAGATCCGGTAGTAAGCAAAAAATCGCTCATGCTATCTTTTGCCATGGCTATTATAACAGCATACGGGTTCATTCCCGCTAATTTGTTACCCCAAAATTGAAAGTTTCCAGCCGATGATCCTTCTGGGGTGATATACGCAGGATTCATAACAGCATATGTAAGTTCCCACCATTTTAACATATCACTACATGATATACTTATATTTGTTACGCCATTTGACCAACTTTTATTTATATTCATCACAAGACCCCAAAAGATCCTGTAATAACGTGGCGTTCCACCTATGCTATAGTATCCCTTGCCAAATATTTCTATCTCCATCATAGGTTTTACTATAAACTCATCATCAATCATGAACTGATTTAGTTCTGTATCAGGAATTTGCATCTGTATGGATGCCGACCCTGGAGGAGAGTTTACATCACAATCTGTTGATATACTTGTAACAAATTTATTGAAGTCTACTTTTACTTGACACTTCCCACACGTTACCGTGTCTGTGCTTCCTTGAAGTGATATGTAGGCGTCTGGAGCGAGCGATATGAACGGTCTATTCATTTTTTAACCTTCAACAAAACGATACACATTAAACAGTCCATAATAACCCGGTATTTAAATGTAATGTACACGTTATGGAAAAATCTAAAGAAAAGTTGTCGATCAATAAAGAACAGTTTTTCACTGAGTTTATGCGATCAAAAGAGGGAAGAAGCTGGATTACGAATTCAAATCATAGCTATGAAAGACTAAAATTACTGTGGTTTAAGTTCGCTAACGAGCCAAACAATAGGTTAGGATATAACGTAAACGGAAATACCTTAAGATCACCATCATTAACCAATATCCCGAAGGGAAAGTATAAGGAAATCTGTGTAAAAAACGACATCAGGCCACAACTGTCCGGACTATATGATGATTTGAATGGATGGGGGCTTATGTATCATGAACTGTACTCAGAATTGGGACTGTACTTACATAAGCTTGACAACACAAGATGGGAAAAAGTAGGAATCGTTGATTTCAAAAGCGTGAGCAGAAGCGTATTTTCCGTTGACGTTAAAAGACTGTCATTTTATTATGGTAATGTATACTCAATGAACAATGGAGGAATCTTTATCATAAGGAAAAGGTCAAAAGAAAATCTTATACTATATAGACACACGCATAAAGGAAATGTTGGCTATTCACTGTTTGATACATCACATGATCCTGTCGATACAGTATTAACAGGGGATGGCAATACTATTAGCATAATCAAAGACAGAAAGAAAACAATAGTAAAACTTACTGACTTTGAAGGGTATAATTCACAGTGAACGAAAAACTATACTTCATGTTTGCCGTGTTCTCGGCGTCGTCATCGATCGATAACTGATCAAATTTCCCAAAATAAGCTACGTTATCATATATAATAACCGCATTACCGATAGCTACTGGGATCGGTGGATCTGATTTTGAGTATATTATTCCATTACTTCTATATATCCTAATCAAACTCATTAAATTAGCATAACTTATTGTATGTACCCTATATCTTGTAGTAATTCCACCACTTAAATCTTCTGTTATTATATACTGAGTAGCCGTTTGACCATTAGCTTGTATTTTTATTGGTTGATCAAACCATGTCGCTATTATGTTTCCATACCTAGTTTTAATATTTGGGTTAACATTAGACACCCTAGCTATTGATATTCGATCTGGGTTAACCAACAAACGTAAAAATGGAGTGTTGTCTATTATATTTATCTGAGAATTTATCCACAGATTGTTATTAGCCTCAACCAGTACCCTATCCATGTCAATTGTCGCTATTTTACTATCTAGCCAAGCTCTATCACCATCACCAGTTAATTTCGTAGCATTTTCACCACTAGTTATTAATGTAGCGCTTTCCATCGTTGTATTACCATCAGATATACCTAACTGATCAATATTTTTATTTATTTCTTCTAATCTTATATCTATTGATTGCTTATAATGGTTTTTAGCACCAGCATCCATATAACTTCGTGCTCTACCATCTTTAGTCTTTTTACCGTTAACTAAACCTTCAACAAATTCATCTGAAGATGTAGCCTTCATGGCGTCAGGGTATACATTACACAGTAGGTTAATATAATATGCCATACCATCGCCAAGACTATCGAATGATTTAAAATACGTTGGATAAGCCTTAGCACCCTGTGTGTCTATAGAAAGAAAAGCTTTTCCGACTGGTTTCGGTTGTTTTGATATGCTACCTGTGCCATCAACACTTTGATTATTACTACTAGATGATCCAAATGTATTCATCTGGTCTCTATACTCAATGTCAGATTTTACTTGATCAAGTTCTTCACCTATCTTTTTCTTTTTTTTAGCATCAGTCTCACTGTTATACTTATCAATTAACTTTTTCTCTTTTTCTTTTAAAGCATCCTTAGCAGCGCCTTTTAACTTAACTGGTAGTGCATCATTAAATAAGTTAGGGCATTCACCGGAGTCAAACCATTTTTTAATTTGTCTGGCGTTAGCTACACCTCTTGTACTAATGTCACCATGGATACCACATGTAAGAGTTTCATGAAATGATCCTGGTTTACCAGCATGTATCGACGCCATGTTATAATTTGGTACTTGTATACCACCGTTCGGGTTAAATTTCCTTATAGCTCCATTTTCTATCATTATTTGAGCTAGTAACAATTTTATAGTTGCTTGGCTAGGTCTGCTTTCTGTACAAGCGTATACCTTTGCTGATATTTCGTTTACTATATCAGTGTAACGAGCAAATTCATACTCCATTTTAACTACTTCTGTTTTTCCACCTCCAGACCCCGTATGAAGTGCTGACAATCTTGGACTAACTACATTCATTATCGGTCTATATGGGACGAAATCAGCGGTATTGTCCGGTGAAACTAATCCTATTAGCATAGGATATGGGTTAGCTGATGATGCTACACTCGCATAATTCGTATCGCCTGATATACTATATTCATTAGGTTTTCTATCCTTATAGTAATATAACATCTGAATTATGTTATTATAACCTCCCGCTTTTACTTTGCTTAATAACTGGTAAAAATTCATTTATACATCCTATGATTATCTATAACGAATGTCCAACTCAGATTAAAAGCATAGGGAACGTTTGAATCTTCAGATACGTCAAAACTCTTAAAATGACCGTTATATATACCTCTATCATATATCATTATTACTGATGTTCTTATAGTTGGTGTACCATTATTATTAAATATTTGACCATTATTTTCATAAATTTTTATCAATTGTTTGTATTTCTTATATGCTATCGATTCATTTTTGTGGACGTTGTTTAAGCCAAACTCGGGACCTATAAATGCCCCAGTACTACCGGAAGCGGAAACTGAATCGAGTTCATCTGCCCAAAGAAATTCAACGTACCCTCCCTTTGTCACAGCAACACTCTTTGATTTTGACATGGACTCTGAGAATGAGTTAGGTGATGCTTTTAGTATCAGAGTATATGGTGAAAGCGGTTCCGTTACTGTTCCAATCTTCGCTAATTGGAACGCCATCATTATATAACCTCTGGCGTCTTCTACCCCGTCCTGTACGTTAGTTATTATAGACTGCGACATCTCAGTTACCCTTAGATGAAATGTTGAGTAGTGTGCTCTTTATTTGTCTTGACACCTCAGTCGGGTCCTGAGCGCCGTTAACGTGAATAGTAACATTAACATTATTACTCTGTCCATAACCAGCACCCATTTGTGTTATAACTTTTTCACCCTTATTTAATTTATATAAACCAGTTTCTGGAATTATACCACCACCATCTTTACTATCTTTAGGTTTTGACATAGCCTGATTTGCAGATTTATACCATCCCTTGTATGTAGGATCTGTTTGCAAAGCCTCAAAATTTTCATTTATATATGTTCTTATCGGACTATTTTCATCCTCTGCGGCCAATTTCATTACTAGATATTCCTGTAATGCTTTGCTAACAGCAGCATATACACTACTATACATTATTTTATTTATATTTTTATTCAAACTAACCATAGCATCCTGAGTTTTCTTCAGATGCTTTTCTTGTTTTTCATTTATCTTTTTAGTCTTCTTTGACTCTTCAAGTGACTTTTTACCGGTTTCTTCCGCTCTTGACTGAGTTGCCGGTTGGGCATTCAGCGCGCCACCTGAAACGCTTTGTGTCTTAAGTTCTTTTTGTGTTACTGTCGCTGATCCTGTAGCACTTTTTGCCTTAGTGATCTCATCCAGTCCAGTTCCTGTTCCTCTCCAATCACTATCATCCCTATCAGATCCTTTGCCTAAACCTTCAGGACCTTTTTCATGTTCCTTGATACTCTTAGCGCCAGGTCTTTTAAATGTTGTTCTATCCTTTAACTTTTCAGCCATATCAGGAGTCAAACCATTTTTATCATACATATACATATTCAACAAATCACCAGCGTTATATACTTTACCTAATACATCTTCATTGCCACTATCTATTGATTTATTTAACTCTTTTATTGCACCCTTTCTATTCATCTCTTTTGTATTTTTTAATAATGTTTCACCCTTACTTTTTCTAAGTCTATTATAGTCTTTCAATAATTCTTCATCACTTTTAGATGCAATTGACTTTTTAATTATCCCTCTATGCTTAAATAAAATTTCATCCTTACTCATGCCAGAGTTAATATCATCTGTAAGTGATGATTTTATAGATTCAGCTCTACGAATTGCATTTTGATCACCACCGACTGCATTCTTAATACCACCAAAATAGTCATCCAGTGACTTTTTTTGATTTCTCATTTCTTCTTGTTTACTTTTATCACTACTAAACCATGAGAATATACCTTTGGCCCATTCAGCTATCTGATTAAGTACGCCATACATTTTTTCCAACATATATGTGATTTGATTCTTGATCATATCCATTATTGAGTTTAAAGCATTTGTTTGTTCTCTTGAGAAATCTTTAGCCTCTGCCGCCGCTCTTTGCTGCCTTTCTGTTAAGTCTTGTTGAGACATTGATGTTGCTTTTGTTATATCATCGACGGTAGCTTTACTCAAATCAATATTTTTAGCCCCTCTATCTTTCATCACCTTAAGTATCATCTCGTTGAGAGATTTGCTTCCTGTTGTTCCTGCTGTTGATATGTTTTCCTTATACTGAAGAACGGATCTTCTGAAATTTTGAAGAGCTTCTTGCATTTGTTTGTTAATACCAAGTTTGTCCAAAACATGTTCATTCAAACCAGCTATGTTTTCAATGTTTACACCAAAGTTACCAGCTTTTTTCTCAAGTATTTTATACATACCATACATGCCGGTATCTTTCATTGCTGTGGCCATATTAAGTGGACTGCCAGATGCAACATTTTTAGCATAATATGTAGCTTTCGTAGCTTTTTCTATCATCGCCCCATTAAGTTTACCATTTGTTGAATCTTGTATCTGTGCTATCACATCCCTTGTTCTTTTCGCATTACCACTTTCTATAGCTTTTTTTAGTGCTACTGCGAATTGATCTCCTTTTTTTCCTTTTATTAATTCTTTTATGTCATTACTTATATGTTGAGCTTTAAGTTTTACATCTTCAGTTAACGCACTTTGAACATTTTTAGGTCCAGCTGTAAACACTGTATGAAGACGTTCCATGAACGATTGTCCCTTAAAACCATTGGCAAATGCGTCCATGAACTGTTTTACTGCATCAGGGCTCATGTTTCTTGATAGGTTAACGATCGTAGCAGTAAGTTCATCGAGTCGGTTCCTATAAAGATCGACTGATGGTATGACATTTTTAAATATGTCCATAAAATTTTCCATCGGCATTCTCGCATCTCTAGCGAAAATGACAACTTTTTTCATGAGTTTGTCTACTGACTTGTGCGACAGTCCCATTGAAGTTTCGAAAGATCCCATCATGGCCGCAACATCTTGAGCAGACTTCCCAAGAGCCATACCATACGACGCGGCTTTTGTATAAAATGATTTAATGCCTCTTTCTAACGCCTCTTGCCCCTTCCCTCTTCCTATTTCTTCCATCGCGTCAGAAACGCCATGAAGTGATGAAGACGTTTTATCCATGTATGACTTAACAGTCTTCATTACGTCCGCACTTTGCTGTTGGAACGTAGCGCCTAGCTCACTGTTAATAGCTATCGTGGCGCTTCTTATGTTTTCAAGACTCTTTGAGTAATCTTGAGCTGTACCATTCATATCTCTTGCAAATCCATGACCCTCAACTAAAGCCTTATTAAGCTTTGTCATAGATTCAGATGCATCAGCTACTAACTTAACAAAAACCGCGAATAAAGCAACACCAGCCGATAAACCAGCCACAGCGGTCCCTAATGCTTCTATTGCCCCACTCATTTCTCCTGCTGCTGCAGCCCCCTCAGTAGTCTCAATACCGCCTGCTGCTTCAACCTTATTTACTTTCCCCTTCCCCATCATCTTTATGATATTCTTCGCGCTACCCTCAGCAGCGGATTTCATAAATCCGCCCAGTTTTTCCGGTGACATCGAGCTAAGATTACCTAGATCAAGTTTCTTAAATGATTCCGATATTGTTTTACTGACTGATGTGTTATCAACGACGTCTTTTAGATTTCCATATCTGCGAGACATCTTATCATATTGTTTTGTTAATTTCTTTAACGTTTTGTCATTCAACCTCATGTCTTTACCGAGCTTATCCAAGCTTTTCATAAGCTGTTCCATCTGTCTTCCATACTCAGCTTTTCTAGATGGATCACTCGTTTTTGAACTTTTTTCAGCTACATCACGAAGCTCTTTCGCCATTTTTTCATATTCTTTGGCCTTTTTTCTAGCTACCTCAAGCTCCTTTCGTGATGTTTCATCGAGTCTTCTTCCGAACGCGGCGCTAGCGTGTTCTATATTTTTAGCCATATTCATGACTTGACCCATAGTTGAACTAACTTTAGCCAAATCACTTAACAATTTACTCGATTCAGAAAGGGAATCTGACATCCCTCTACTCATCGCATCGCCGATACTATTTACTTGTTTTATTATATCATTGAATTGAGTCTGATCGACATTAAATCCAACGCCTACGGTAATATTTGATGTATTATCAGCCATTTATAGTCCCATCAGTACAGATTGATCCTATATACACAAGGTTATAAATATTTACTTTTTTATTTTATCAATAGCAGATTTGAATATTCTACTGGCCATTGACTTCTTTTTCTTTTTATTTAGTTCGGCTCTCTTTTGCTCTATATACTTCTGTATCATCATATCATGATAGTCTTTTTCACCGACTAAAGCCATCCTCATTTGTTCAGCGAGTTCCTTTGAACTCATGGCGTTGTATCTTCCTTCAACGACCGCCGTTCTACCGTCAGGAAGTTCAATGACCGGCATGAACTGGTCATTATTTTTTCTTCTCATATACGTATTTATTGCCGCGTTTCTTTTGTCATCAAACTCTTGTTCATCGAATTGTCTTTTTGATCTTTCCTGTTCGTTTATTTGTTTTACGCCATCTGAGGCTAGACATGATCCAACAAACTTTGAGTGTTCCCAGTTAACATCGTTAATTTGTTTTATATCATCTATTTCATTTAAGGCTATCCATGACATTTGTGTATAATTAAGTCCTATATTATCAGTCCCCTGTATACCATTGATAACCTGATTTATTGATCCATTATTCTTTACTATATACCAAAGATATTTTGACCTATTTTCTTTTACGTAAAACTCAACAAGTGGATGGAGTCTTGACGCTTTCATGTTAAGAGAGTTTATACCAAAAACTATCTCATATTTTAACTTTTCAGGAAGTTTATTTATTGTTTGAACTAATTTATAAATATTGTCTTCTCTATTTATTAGCATATTATATCCATCATACATAAATATCCCGTATGATATCAAAATGGAAAGGTGTAAATTTTTTCGTTTAACTATATCGTAATTAAGCGGTATCCTTAGATTTATATTTTTGATCTCATTATGATTGATACTTTTAATTACAAATGGTTTCCCTAGTATCATCCCCTTAGAGTATAAAAAACCGTTAGTTATATACTCTTCGATTCCATCCCATACCTCTTGACCAACAACAGTTGAATCATCGGGTATATCTATTACTATGTCTTTTTTATCGACCAACTTTTATTTGAATCTTATATTTTCAGTCGGCTGATCGGGGTTTGGTTTTTCTATGGTATCGTTCTTGGCTTCCGTGGTATCTTCCTCGGCCTCTTCGCCTTTTTTGCTATTTACGGGCTTGAACGGGTCAAAATCGCTTTTCGTGGCGTCTTCTTGTTCTTGCTCGTTATATGATTGGAAATTAATGGGTTTCATGTTTAACTTCAAACGAAGCTCGTTGATTCTGAACTCAAGCTCATTGAGTTCATCCTGTGGATCTTTTACGTCATCGAATTTAACATCTGTTGATATTTTATCCTTATAACTATCCAACAAAGTTGAGTATACTGAAAATGTTTTATCAACATACTCTGACGACCAGGTCATTATCTTTTCATAGATATAAGTATGAAGAGGAACGTTAACGTCCTTTTTTATCTTCTTATTATAAATTTTGAAATTCGGCTCTTCGTTGGTGTATGGCGTTAAGTCTACATCATTGAGTCCGACTATAGCGTAAGATAGTGTTATACGTTTCACATCAAACACGATTTCCATCGTATTATCAGATTCACTTATCCTGCTAGTGATTTTTTGTTGATTTTCAAACGATATAGGAGATAACCAAACGGTTATGTCACCAATCTTTTGTTTCCAAATGACTGATGTGCCTATGTTTGAAATTGATTTGTCGAGTTGTTCGAGGAGTTGTATGTCAATCATGTGATACTATACATGATTGAAGTGAGGTATGTTATGACTGCTTGTACCAACCGGCGTAAGCTTTATCCCCATTAAATGGGTTATTACCGGATTCGAGCAGATCGTTGTATTCAATGATTGATGTCACGCCATCGGTGATATCCATAGCGACAGCGTTAGCGTCTTCAGCAACAGTGCTATTGTCTGACGTGAAGTTAACGCTAAGGGAACTGAACCAACAAGTATGGAGCATAGTTATGATGGCTAACACGCCACCACCGATGTTGTTCCCTGCCATCTGATCAGAGTCCGTAGCGAATGACTTTGATTTGAATGACGGGTCCATGTCATTGTAGTCAGTGTTCATAACAAGCTCTGAGAAAACAAGCTCAGACCTTATGTCAAACGGCCATTTATGATGACGAAGGGAACGAACAATACCGTCAGAGCCGCCCTTATAACCAACTTCCTGAGCGATGGAAGAAGTGTAAAGCAGGGTTCGATTCATCGAAATGTTAACAGGCTCAGTCACTGAGGGGACAAGATCCTGAAGACGATCGCCAAATCCGACACCTCTCACTGGGCTGATGTTTCTTGACTCATTATAACTGAATGAAGAAACTACGCCTATCTGCAAGATTTTACTACTGCCATAAGGCTTTGAGTAAATCTTGTTTTTTTGTGAAAGTGCTACCCTAGTGTTAGGTGATGCGCCTTTGTAGTAGATGTAGGATTTGTCTTGTGTTCTCATTTCGTTCCCTTTTACATTTTAGAGCTGTTCGTTAGGCAACTTTTGCGCCCATATGTCTCCTTCGTATTCAAATTCAACAAAAGGCTCACTATTAATATATGATAGCTTTGTTGGTTTGTAATCGTCAACAAAAGGAGCGGGGATAGACTCTGGCCTCCAGTTTGGCTCTTTGTCATAATGGTGAAGAGCCAAACCAGGGTTTAACTTGAATTTATCAAGGTTTTTTATTGATTCATTCAAGTCCATCAGAGTTTATTCCTTGTCTTCAAGATGACCCTTACCTCTTCTCTTGAGGTAAAAAGTCGAATTCTTTGACTGATCTCCATACATTGAATGAACGGCGCGTTCGATTTCATCCAACGGACGATCAAGGTCATCAACAGTGTCTATAAGGGAGAAAAGGCCAGCAACCTTTTTCGTCATGTTACTGACATCGGAAGCCATGCGTCGATTGCCCTTAGTTGACTTGCGGATTTGATAGAGCTTTGAAAGCACGCTAGCAATTCTTCTATAATTTCTAGCGGCCCTTGAAGCCACGACCATCATGTCACCGATCGGGTCGGATCCATAATCATGTCTATCAGATAGGGGAGAAACCGGACCGATTGACTGGAATTCAGGAACCATAGGACCCTCTTCGTAATTTCCGAATGAATCCTTGTATTCCAATTCATTCACAACAGGCTCGCCATTGACCTCAGCGTATTCACCCTTTGACTCAGCCTCAAACGGTCCGTGCTGCATGATCTTGCTATAATCAGGATCGGGCTGAAATTCTGGAACCTGCTCTTCTTGCATAGGCATCATAGGACCCATACCAGGGGCTCTTTTACCACCACGGGGAGGCATCATAGGACCCTGACCCATACCTGAGTACCAATCACCGCATGAAACTCTTTTATTTCTTCTTTTCATCTTATTTCCTGAAATGTTATAGCCTTTATAACCATACCCGGTTTAGTAGTTTTAATTCCTACTAAACCGGGTAGATTAACTTTCTATTACCTAGTTTTAATCTGCATTGTCGCAACAATGTACTCAGCAGGAAGAACAGGTGAGTATATCACCTCAACCATAATTATCGTTGGGTCCGATTCATCAATACCGACGTTTATCGTCTCAGTAGTGTTAACGATCTTTGACGACATCAGGTATTCAAACAAATCCCTAACTGAGCGATCAACGGATGACAGAAGCGATCCATCAAGCTTCAAGCCTATGTAAGGATCCAGGGTTTCTCGCAGCTTAATCTGAACGAAATGCTTCGTCGTGATAACAGTCGGAGTTCTAGTCAGAATAGTAGTTACATCAGTCGTAAGACCATGCCTTATGATCATTCCGCTACTGCTATCCTCGATAACAGTAATTCCGGTTGCCGCTATGCTATTAGCAGTAACCTGATCAATGTACCTTCCTATTCCCTTAAATCCAGAAATTCGTTGCCTGGTCCACGGTGTGGCAACGTCATTCTGTGGGTTACAGGACATTCCAGCCACTGCCACAGCAGCGTAAGTTCCGTCAACTAGGTTATCACTTTGATTACCATAGGAATCAACAGTGGTTACGATGAACATGTCCGGGTAAACCAGGGTGATCAGCTCTGACTTAATTGACTTGGCAAGCGCCTTAACTGTTGATTCTGAGGTTCCAGCTGCAACGCCGATTATCCCGGTTCTTTCACTGGCCATTCTAGGCGATGACATCACAGAACAATTTCGGCTCAAGTAACTGTAAACCGACGTGTCGGTTGACATAGGAACGATCACATCAACCTTGTTGTAACCATCGATCGGCTTGTTAAGTTCATCGATCGCTGCCATGAACGCCGTTGAAGGAGCGGATTCTGAACCGGTCGATTTTTGAACCTGAACCAACGCCACTAATTCGGCCCCATTAGCCATAGCAATTGAACCAGCTAACGAAAGTTGATTCGTAGTGTCTGATGATCCGAACTGAGATTGAATCTGGCTCGTGCTATTAACAAGAGTCGGGCTCATGTCAGTCTTTTCATAATCATAGGAGATGTAGTAAATATCGCCTATGTCGGGCTCGTACCCACTCTTCTTGTAGGTCTTAACGATAGCCGTTGAGTTCAACGCGACATCAGTGGTGTCAGATACCGTCATCTCAACACCAGCAATTGACTTAACGGGGATCGCCGCGTCAGTAGTAGCGGTGTCTGACACTATCAGTGTAAATGATCCACCGTTCGTGTAATCACCGGTTGAAGGCTTGAGAACGGTAAACGTAAGACCGGTTCTTGCATCTTTGTAAGTCTGGTCGGGAATGCCAACACCAGATGACCCATGTGCCGCGTCAGATGATCCGACGTTGTAGGCCATTGTGGCGTTTTCACCAATATCACTCGTTGATCCTTGCACGAATCCAATTCCGGACTCATCGGTGAACGCTGATGTAGCGAAAGAGTTAACGGTGAGAGCCGATGATGTTCCTGTTGTCAGTGAGTTAATCTCGATGTACTTGCCATTCGTTCCAAGTATAACCCTAGGATAAATGATATTTGAACTAGGATCAAGGTAATTAATAATATCATCAGCAGTAGGTTGATGTCTACTATAAGTACCCTGTGTTAAACCAAGGACATCATTGGCTAGGCCACTACCGATATAAACTTGTGATTCAACAGAATCCGTTAGTGATGTTAATTTCAGCATGTTATCATGAGCATGTACACCAATTTCTGCTACGTACTGACCAAGGAAGACAGACACGACATCAGTAGTGTCAGGATTAGTATGATATACTGTTAATACAATATGTGTACTGTATAATTCAACTATTTCAGCGGCAAGCAGCCAAGCAGATCCAAGATCTGTTGCATCAGCTGTTGTTATTGAGTTCAAATCATCAGTTTTGTGAATGCCAGCTTCAACTATATGATTATTAAACATAGACTTGATGTCATTAACTAGCGTAATAGATGTAGCTAAATCAGTGGCATTTGCAGCTGTTACCGGGTTTGTTCCACCGGGTGCATTATGATATGTTACGCTAGCCTCATGCACATTGTATACGCTCTTTACATTGTTTAATGTAAGAATGAGTGAGGACAATGCCATCAATTGGATCGTTGATGATTGAGTTGCACCAACAAATGATGCATTAACCCTATCAACAACTGATCTTATCGATCTAGCTGATCCTGTAACAAGAGGAACGGAGAACGAAAGTCCATCGATACCAAGACTCAGTGAATCGCTAACGAGTGACTGAATGTTAAAGCTCGGGGTTTTCGTTCCGTAAACAAATGCAGGATAATCGACTGCTAACCAATCATACGCGTTAGCTTCTCTGGTAGTGTCAAGTCCAACCTTAGCAGAAGCATCTGACTGTCCACTGCCTGATGGCTTATTAATTTTTACGTTAACGTAGTAATCTGATCCTGATGATTCATTGCTCTTGATCACCAAGAATCCTTGTGATCCATAAGTAATGCTATCTACAAGATTGTTAGGTGAAAACACCGCTGTTGTTATCACTCCGTTGAATGTGTCAGCATTTGTATGATAACCAGATACACCGGAATCATTTGAAATGTGACTATTAAACTTACTTATTATATCATTTAATTTGTCAACTGCATCGTATGGAGTATCTGATGTTAATGTTAGATCCAATTTATTTGTATTATCAGCTGCGGCATGCAAAGTAGGAGTATCAACTCTATGTAACTCATAAGCCGTTGCTATTTCATCTATCAAAGCTTTAGCAGTGGCCCAATCAGTAGCATCTGCAGTAGATATTGCAGTTCCTAGGTTGTTATGATAATCATTTGCTGGTGTAGCGTGACCACCACTATTATCCTCATTACTCACGTGATGATTGTAATTAGCTTTAAGCTCATTCACCGCTGTAACTAATGTTGCAACAGTTCCTGCAGCGAAAATGTCGGATCCATCACTATGAGTCTGAGTGTCATTAGAAATGGCAGTATCGATCAATGCAGCAACATTTGCAAGTGATGTAGCTGATGACAGTGCTATTGGATCGATATCAATGCTATCCACTGTTATTGAAAGATAGTCACTTGCAGTGAACGACATTGATCCAGGGTTATCAACAAGATCACCAATATATGTAGCTACTGATCCATGTCCAAGATTAGCACCAGCAACCGTAGCGTTATCAACAAGAATCGGTCCGAAGATTGATTTTGTTGAATAAATATCAAATGGACCAGGATCAGTCGTTATGGTAGCGTGAGTAGCAGGATAAATCGTGTTATCGAACGTTACCGTAACGGTTTCATTCACCGGGTTCCCACCAGAGTGGAACGCATCAGGGGTTGACTCAACGCCGGAGGGCCAGTTCACATCCTTTGACATTCCAGACTTTGAACCAAACTTCGTGGTGTATATCGTGTTACCAGACTTATCGGTGATCTTGTATTTACCAATACCAGATGCTCCGGACGTAGTACAAGTAAGTGTGTACTCATCGTCAGATATTCTATTGTACCAGTAAGTAACGAATACCTTACTACCACTCGGTATGGCGTCAACAAGCTCAATGATCCCGTTAGACCCATCAACACTCTTAATTGTCACGTTAGATCGTGACATCGCGTCGATAACATCTTTACCGACGTAAGCCTTGATAAGACCGGGATTATCAGTCGTCAGCCCAATTCTACCATTCGAGACTGAATTATAGGTAGATGAATCAAGTACCGTGTCTCTTCCATTACCGGTAGTGGGGATTGACTGAAGAGAGAACTTAACCAATGAAACCGTATTCGTTGATGGATCAGTGTAATCAGAGCACTGTTCCATGTAGATTCTATCATCGATAAGATTAATAGTCTCTTGCGTGTTGAAAGGCTTGGTTCCAGTTGTGGTCCCCTCAAAAACAAGAGCGCTAGTCCCCCACTTAATGTAGGACTGATCACCATCATTAACTATGACAAAATCGTTACCCTCAGTATAATCAGTGTTATCAGGAGCGATACCTACTGAGTTGATAGTAAGGATGTTTGAATTTGGAAGATAGTCAAACGTATCCTGGAAGGTATTGAAGTAATAGGTAATTTTAACCGTAGACCCGGAAGCCGGGGCGTAGGGTAGCGTCACCGCTCTAGTAGAACCGTTAACTTCAGAAGCTGCAACAGTGGATCCGTTAATCGTCACTGTGACCTTAGTCGGATCAGTCGTGGTAATACCACCGTCTGAACCATCAACGATCGGACCGTTGAAAACAGTGAAAACGAGGTTTCTGCCAGAATATTGACCTGAGGTGAAACCAAGTGCGAAAGCCGCATTATTGGTCGTGCTCAGAATTTCTATATTACTTGTGGCAACGAGCTTCACTCTGTTTTCATTGTTATTATCAGAGTGAACGGTTGCTGATAACCCAGTGGTAGCTGAGACTAGATTAATATCATCAACGATCTGTTGAGCAGATCTTGTACCAGCAGTAAGCGGTATCGTAACATCAGTGGTGTCATCAACCTTAACGTAGAGGTTTTCATTCGTACCGCTAGTTATCTCGTATGACTCGGCTTTACTAGAGGTCAATGAAGCAACACCTGACGTAACCTGGTCAGATACATCATCAGTGATCTGGGTATCTTTACGATCAAAGTAATAAGTTACGAGAACCTCATCAGTAGTCGTAGTAGGAGCAACAAGGGAAACTATTCCGTAGCTACCGTTAACTGATTGAACCGGAACTTCTTCACCGTTAACAGTGACTGATATTGATGAAGAGTTAATAGCCACAGTCCCAGAACCGTTACCATCAACGATCGGGTAGTTAGCCACTCTAAACTTAGTGAGTGATCCGTTTTGCTGTCCAAACTTTGGGTTATCATCAGTTCCGCCAGTAACCCATCTGTATGCAACGTTTTCATTGAAAACTTGAGTATCTGCAACAGACGAGGAACCTCTGATCATTTCATAGTTATACTGTGAAATGTATTCTACAGAAGTTCCGATGATAGCGGGGATTCTAACTCCACCGGTAGAAACTCCACCGGTTGGTTCGTTAATCGTTCTAGTGTATACGCCAGGGGGAGCATAAGTGGTGTAAGGTCCGATACCCATGTTATAACCTCTTAGATGTTTTTATCTGTTAACAAATACTTATAATAGTTTCATATCTCATGTAAAATTTGTGACGTATAGTCATATTTTACATGTATGATTCCCTAAAAAACTTTTAACTGACATGGTTTTTGTAAATTACTCGGTATGGTTTTGTTTATATCATTTAAATTTAGATCGATAAAATGACTCAGCGGACATCAATTTATCGATCAATCTAAATCTAATGGGTGAACTTTTTGGTAATGAACTATTTAGTACAATCATTATTTCATACATATAGTCCATTAATATATCATTGCTAAACATATTTGTATACTGTAATATGTAAGCTATATTGATTATCCTGTATATCATCAATGACGGAGGTGTGATAACACTACCTACGTTGTTTAGTGATTCTCTCAGGTCATTAAGTTTTTCGTTGGCTTCTAGTATTAATGATTTGATTTTTTCATTATCGTATGTTATTTGATTTTTATAATATTCACTGTTATTAGGTATTGTTCTAGTAAATGCGGCGACTCTATATCGATGGCTAACTTTTCTTAGAATTGACATTTAACCATGCGCCACCGTACGCCAGTCTTATCACCACAAATTTGATGAAAGCTTTTCACCGATAAACTCTGCAAGTTCACTCTTCATCCATGCATACTTTTTATTAGGCATTTCAGAAAAATGGATCATGTTCAAAAGCTTTGACCTGTACTTTTTCGTGTATTCATCGCCACCAATAGCTTTATCGATTTCCTTGACACTTTCTGCAAGATGAGAAATCATGTCATATATAGTGTAGAATACAGATAGTATATCGTTAACAGAGCGTGTACCATTGTACTCGCCCATGATGGTCTCTCTAAGGTCCTCCAGCATATCACCTATGCCGACAACCTCATTATCAACAATGGGAATTAACTTCCAAATGTCAATAGAGTCTTCCTGGGGACCATACTGATCAACATCATCACTAATGAGTGAAGCCTCTTTTCTAAACGATGAGGCTAACCTTTCATGATGCTTTGACAGCGACATTAAAAATTCTACTTTATTCATTTGTATAACAAACTTTATAGTAGTTTTATTTTTTCACTGATGGTTCGTATTTAATGAAATTAGATTCTGGTATATTGGATAGTTTTTTGTTTAGTTTTTTTCTGTCTTCTAGTATGTCCTTGCTAGCTGGCTTGTATTTATTCTCAGCTATTGATACGGTAGACAGTGCTTGTTTACCGGTTTCTTTCCTTACCTTGTCCCTAGCTTCTTGTTGTTTGTGTATTTCTTTCCACTTTCTATTGGCTGAACGTCCTACGGCTTTATCAACCGATGGGTAGTCCAGATCATGGACTCCAGAGTTACCGGGAGTGTCTGATTTAAAAACAAAATTAGACTTTGATATCAACTTTGTGGCGATCTTACCGCATTGTGGGCATGGATAACCGTCTTTATATTCTTCTTTTTCAGAACTATTTAGTAACTGTTCAAACAAATAGTTACATTTTTCACAGTAGTATTCATATATCGGCATTATAGTGATTCCTTGTAGTGGGTTAACATATATAACTATACACTATCTCATCATCGGTATTGTTGTATTTCTGTATACATTGCACACATTTATAACTGTGCTAGCTTTTTCTGGATGATTATCATCATTCAAATTGTAGCCTATTGAAGTTATAACCTTTGGCTTGTAAATCATCCAATCAACGCGAAGTTGCAAACTTACGTTTGATTCGTAGTAATACTCATCAGTTTCTGAGTTATAAGCTTCTTCGTCTTCCCCGCCATGACCTACGTTAAGAATTTCTATTCCCTCATCAGCTAGACTACTTTGTGATTGAAGTATCTTTAGTATTATATAATCTGTCAGTCTTTCTCTTTCTTCTGGATCTTTAGTGAATAAAGTTAATCCAAAATCAGTTTCAAATCTCCCACCATATGTATCATAAACGTGAAGTCTCTCATCCGTGACTGTTATTACTTGTTTATCACCTAGTTGTGAATACTCACCAAATGCTATTATAACACCAGGTAAAGCCGTGTTATTGTATTTGTCATATTCATACTCATACTCGGACGATTTACCACTATAATAACGGTATGACGCGGTTACGTTAGCATCAGCGGTCAATTCTGTGAACGTTATAAGACCCGACTCATAATCTATTGTGTAATCACTTCCATTAATTAACGCATATTTGTCATCATAGTACAGATCAACAGAATTTTCAACGATATCGGTCGCTGGAAGTTGGGCCTCCACAGATGACCCGGTATTTACAAGAATTAACTGTTCACTGCGTACATCGAGATAACTGTAAATAACAAAAGTACCGGGTGTTTGGTCCGGAACTTTCGTTATCTCAACGACGTATGATCCTGGCTTTGTAGGGAAGTTATCGGCCTTTGACGATAACTGAAGAAGTTTATACCTGTCTTCTTTCACCCACTCAATGGATTTTGATGAGTAACCATCGACCGATGATAACATGACAAACGAATAATAATTCCCTAGGAAGTTATCCGCTGACATGTGAAGTTTATTTGATGATGTGGAGTTTACTATTATTCCGACAGATTGTCTCTCTTTATATGAAAATTTATTTAGAATATTATCGGAATATTGTGCATACTTAGGATTTTCGGATAGTATATTCTTTAATAATTCAACTACCCGTTTCTTTATTGGGTTTGATATCCATGATATCATTTATCATCTACTTCTTTGATGACCTTCTAGTTGACTTTTTTCTTGTAGCCCTTCTGGTGATCACCTTCTTAGGCTCTTCCTTCTTGGGCTCAGGCTTCTTGGGCTCAGGCTTCTTGGGCTCAGGCTTCTTGGGCTCAGGCTTCTTGGGCTCAGGCTTCTTTTCAACCTTTTCAACCTTTTCAACCTTTTCAACCTTCTTTGGCTCGGCCTTCTTTGGCTCGGCCTTCTTTTCGGCCTTCTTTTCAACCTTCTTGGGCTCAGGCTTTTTCGGATCTCCGACTACAAAAGTAACACCCTTGTACATTATCTTCGCCATCGATATATTCCTTGCGTTAGGTTTAGAAATTGTCTAAACTTAATCAAATAAAAAAATCTTAATCATCAAGTGATGATATTAACAAAAGACCATTAGCGACAGAAGTAAGTGGATCCTTAGCCTGCCTGATGTTTGACACGCTAACAGGAAACTTATCCTTAAATTTTTCGAATCTCTCAGTGAACATATCAGCGAAACCATCAGCGAGTGACGTACCACCAGATATAACGATCGGGATAGATGTTGGGATCGTCATTATGTTATCATTCGATGAAAACTCTTTAATGATTCCCTTAATGGAATAATCGATGAGTTCCCTTATATAAAGCGCTATGGCCTCTTCATTTCTACTACTAGGTGCTTTAATATTCACACCCTTTTCTTTTATTGAGCACATCTTAGCTGATGTACTTCCAACAGCCTTCGCCGCTCCATTGTCAACCCAATCGCCGCCTCTACCTAGGGAAAACTCCATAGCGCTCATAGCATTATACGACATACAAACGTTGGTCATCCCGGACCCAAATGAAAGCGCGATCCCTGAAAAGTTATCTTTTTCACACTCAGAATAGATAACGGCCAGAGATTCATTTATTGGCTCAGGGTCATACCCTATTTCTTCGAGTATCATTCCTAACATCGCTCTATGATAGATAATGTCAGAATTGTTATCTATGGACTTCGCCGGAACAGAGTAACAACATTTTTCATTCTCTGCTATCGGATCGCCTAGAAGCTGTTTCATCATTATTGCCATGACGCTTCTGGCTTCAATCTCTCCTGATGAAATTATTCCGTTATTCATTGGACGACGAACCTCTTTATTAAACAAGTTCGCCGTTTGTATAGCTTCATCACCTATTACTATCAATTTTCCGTCATACTCTATGTATGAGGTTTTTGATAGTTTAAGCATCCTTTTATTTTCTTTAGGAAGATCAATGAACACATCCCGAAGTCTCGATGTAGATATCTTCTTGCCATTTCTTCTGGCAGAGACAAAGTTCATTGTTCCACAATCTAGTCCAACTCCAGGTTCCATTAGTATCTCCAAATACTTTCGTAGGCGGTCATTGAATAACAATACAATACAACAGCCGCCTACGTTTTTACCAATTTTGACGGGTTACAACTTGTATTAGTTTTCTTAATACATTTTCATGAAATTTGTTATCGGATACTTTTGACGCTCTATCAACTTCATATCTAGTCAAATCTTGAACAAGTTGTAACATATAACTTTTAGTGATCCCGCATTCAATGAGTTTATCAAGATTATTATTTAATATATTATTAAACTGTTGAACATACAACATCGGATTATCAAGTCTACTCATAAATGAGTATTGTATGGACTTTTTTATAAGTGTGCTTGCAGTGTCCAATAATGTACGACACTCTTCATCGCGAGCGATCTTATTGAATGATGCCGCCAGTCTAGAGTGATGATCCGCTAGTTGCAATAAAAACTGTTTTTTATTCATTTTTTAGTTGATTTCCTGGCGGGTTTCTTGGTTGATTTTCTTGACGGCTTCTTAGTGGATTTCCTAGCGTTTTTCAACGCCTTTCTAGCAGAAGAAAACGATTCTGACTCAGTTTCTTTTGACCTAATATTGATCTGTGTTTCTTTAGGTGTCGGAACAAGTTCACCAACAACTATCATACTTTCCGGATCTTCATCAATTTTACTTTCTGACCCCGGTTGTTTCTCTATTTCATACTTTATGATCGATTTACTTTCTTCAATCAATCTTGCTCTTTCATTTATTAGACTCTTCAATTCTTCTATCGATTTGTTAAGCCCGACTAAATGTTTGTTTATATCGTCTATTCTTTCTTCGGTATGACTTTCTTTCTTTTCCATGATCGGATTGAATATTATCTGACCATGCTTTTTTATAAAACTCGGTTTATGTATTGATGACGGGTTATTTACTACTATTTCATTTACTGTTATGTAATCTGAAAATCTATTTATATCACTCGATGAACCGAGTTGTTGTTGAGATACGATACAAGAACATTTAGAGTTTATCTGAACACCGATATCTTCTATTCTTATGTTCATGTTTGAGTTATTTGTTATTTTGTAAGCTTTCATAATTTACTTTCACCGATCAGTTTTTCAATATGTTCAGAGAGTGATTTAGTTATAACCTTAGTTATCTTTTCAGAGTATTTGTTTAGTATGTCATTCCTTTGTTTATCGGAATTCACACTAATAACTTTACCATTGTCTTCAATGAATACTTCTACTTCATCGTCAATATCAACGTTATATTCAACCTGTTTTCTAGACAATTGTCTAACGTCTCTTTTCGTTGTTGGATTGAAATTCTTTGATGCATATGCTTTGCTAACGCCTACTTTCCCCTTAGTCCCTCGACTGACATTTTTTCTGCCGTGTATTATATCTTGATTCTTTTCGTATATTTCCCTAGCGGTTTCTATTCTTTTTTTAGCAGGTTTATTGTCATCTTTCCCGGAAATTTTTATTGAGTCTGTCGGAACCTCTATCTCTATTATGATACCATCTTTCTTCTTATACGCGGAAATTTCTGTACCATCTATTATTACATGTCCATCAACTAGTATTCTATTTATTACTGACGGTGTGCTCTTTACAACCGCGTCAATTATTTTTGACCTTATTCCGTCCGACTTTTTCATGAATAAGTTCTATTTCCTTTACCTATATTATCGGTATAATATATTATAGCGTAGATCTTTCCAATGAATTTATTGTAAATTTTCCAACCACTTGATTGTTTATATGTCGGAGGATTTATTTCAAATTTGTACGCGTTGTCATGAACAGATTTAAACTCACCCTCAAGGATTTTTCTTAACTCCTTGATCAAATCACAATTATAAATATCATCTATAGTGTTTTTAATGAAATCAATAAACTCATTAGCGTATGGGTCAAATTTAACAATGTCTTCATCCAACGTTAACGTTGAAGCAAGCCTTCTAGCCCTTTTTATAATATCGTTTTTAATATCGATACAAAGCTGACTATTTTCATACTCTCCCCACCCAGAGTATTGTTTCATTTTAGATGATGTCTTCATATTTTTAGCATACAGGTGTAATTTTACATAAACAAAATAGAAAAAAGATTTAAAAACAAATGATATCATCAATCGCATCATACATCAAAAAACACGGTTTAATTAACGAAGACGATAGACTCGCTGTTGGATCGTCCGGCGGGCCGGATTCACAACTTTTAGTCTATGCCTTAGGGAAACTGGGTTATAAAAACGTACACGTAATATCAGTAGATCATAACCTAAGACCAGAGTCAAAAGATGAAGTAAAACTGGCAGGGAAATTAGCTAAATCATTCGGGTTCATGTTTACCGGTGTTTCTATTCATTTTGATGGGTCAAGAAATGTTATGCAAAATGCTAGGGATGAAAGATACAAGGTAATATACAAAATAGCCAAACAACACGATCGTAATAAACTAGCTCTAGGACATCACGCCGACGATAAGGCTGAAACCGTTCTCATGAGAATCCTTCGAGGATCCGGTCCGAACGGTCTTTCAGTCATGCCACCCATGAATAAAAATAGTGATGAAAACATAACGATCATCAGACCGATCCTTCACTTAAGAAAAGATCAAATTCAAAAATATTTAGACGATGTTGGCGTTGAATACGCTATCGATCCATCAAATTTCAATGAAAAGTACTTAAGGTCTAGAATTAGACATAGTATTCTGCCACAACTTGAAGAGATCTCTCCATCGGTCGTAAAACATCTTTGCAACATAGCAGACGACCTGTCTGAGTATAAAATGGAAAACTCAATCAAAAGATCCCACATTGAAGCGATTAGCGATGTGATCAAAAATAAGAAAAAGTCCGCTATCGTTCAATTACCTGGTGGATTTGTAGTGAAATACGGCGGTATGATTAAGCGTTAGTAATAACGCATTATATTTTCTTGAGTCGTAGAATCTTTTATCGTCGGATCAACTATCACGTCTGAGTCGTCAACTCGAACGTTATATCTCACGTCAGAATCGTCTAAATGGGAAACGGTGAAATGCTGTTGCAGTTGCATTCCTCTATTGGTCGGCATCCTAACCGGACCAATACCATACCTGTCTCCGTTTCTTTTTACTATGAAATCTCGTTGTGATAACATTGGGTATGGGCTTGTCCATGTCTCATACGAGTGGTGCATAGAAAGCCCTAAGTTAGATTGTGCTATCTGTTTTTCTGAGTCATCAGGGGCGATTATCATGTCAAATGGCCCTTCATACCCACCGACGTAACCGGTCCCATAACAAGTTGGACAGTCATTTCTGGCTCTTCCATGTTCTTCTGAATAACATGTACATTTGATGCCAGTCGTTTTTCTTATGAAAAGTTTTACTCTTTCACCGCCCTGGTAAAGTATCCACATATTTCGTCGTATGGCTTCTTCCCAGATATAATCTAATCTTTCAAGTTCACCGTTATTAGTTGACGTAGCTCTCTCGATCGGTGTTTCAATGAGTTCACCGTCATGCATAGCCACCGTTGTTATTCTATAAAAACATTTATGTGAAATATTTTGATTAAGTTCATTCTCAGTATATTTGTATGATATCGTGAATGGAACACTATCTAAATTAGATAGATCTGATCTATCAAATGATTGTGATATAACATCAAATACCCAAGTACGATCCAACGTTATAACACCGTTAACTTTATCAACAGAGTATATGGGAACCTTCTTTTTATTTACTTTTACATCTATGTTATGATATAGCGTAGCATGTGTATCACGACTAGTATGTATATAAATTGGTTTATATTGCGTTTGTAGTATAATATCACCATGTACATCATCACCATTAGAAAGCAGATGATGATGCACATCCTCATCTATAATAACACGTATTTTTGTGTCATCTCTCCAAAATTGTGAAGAAACCGGATGAGTATTAAGCCTAGTGAATGGTCCACTAGAAGAATCAAATGACCTGTAAATATTAACACCGATTATTTCAAACTCATCATTACCCACAAGCTCTGACGGGTTTGACCAACGAATGTCATTCCTTCCACGATCGTAGCACGGTATGTATTGAACGTCTTTTGGGGGAAGAGGATACTGAGTAGACCACCTCTCTTGAAGCTTATACTTTATTATTCTGGGTACTCTATCCTCTGGGGCGGGCATTAGATATTACAGAGTGTTAGGGCCGCCTCTTAATGACACCGAAACGTTACCGATTCTAGGCTCACCGTCAGCATAACCCTCCAATGAACTTCCGATGGCATTCTTCACGGCCTTCCTTATCTCTCTCTTGAGCTTGCTCTTCACCTTCTTAAGGTTGTCCGGGTCCGTTAAAACAAACTCAGAGGACAGGTCTATAGACATGAGAATGGACATCTCAACTCCATCGATGGAGTCAGGATCTTTAAACTCTTCAACCGGAGGCTTCTTCTTTTTCTTAGCAGCAACGATTGAACTAGCTATTTTACCTATTTGTTTTTTGCTAACCATTAATTAAACTCCCATGAATCTCTTAGGAGTCAAAGCTCCACGACCGACCGATGGACCAAATGACGACCTTATTCCAATACCAAACTTTTGTTGTTTCAGTCCCTTAGTGATCAGGACTGTGGACTTCGCAGATTCAACCATCTCATTAAACTTTGAGTATATTGAATCAGCCATACCCATATATTTTGATGATTTATCGATATCTAATGATACTCCGCCTATAGAATAGCTAAATTCATCATGTATCCAATTTATAGATAAAGCATTAAGCGCATATATCATAGCACCCATATATAACACTGATCTCCAATTTGAATGACCCTGCATCAAACTATCTAGAGAGTTATAGAATGTTTGGGGTGCATACATATTTATTGAATCTAGAGCGATTCTCATGAATTCAATGAGTTCTTCATCTTCCCAAATAAACCCAAACACTCTATTAAATTCATTGACAGTGGACTCACCGGCTGGTGGTATGAAATGATAATTACGATCAGGTTTGTTATCGCGCAACATGATCCTAAGACCACGAAGTAGATCCATTTCAATCGCACTAGCGCCTGGTAAAGCTATAACCTCTGTTGGCTGTGATACAACGGCAAAGTCTTGAACGATGTTCACAGTCTTACTATTCAGATATTGCTTTACCTTCCAACGAATTCTATAATCACCAATGTTAGCGTCATTTGGAATGACAAATGACGCGTAGTATTCACCGACTGCCGGATTGACCGGGGAACGATCGTCCGGTGGAAGAAGCACTTCCATTCCAGAGGTCATATCGTATATGTTATACGATATTTCCGCCGCGTTTACTGGTTTGTCGTTGGAATCTTTTAGAAAGACGTTTAGATCTTGACGTCCAAGTTCGTCACCACGTTTGAATACAACACTCATGATGACTCACTTTACAGTTACTTGCCGCCATTCATGTGGTAGAACATGGCAATTTGATCGTTTCGATCTTCAGCTTGTTCCTTAGTCTTGTAGCATCCACCGTTCCAATGCTTGTTTTTAGTGGACTTGATGCAATAGCCATCCTTCGTTTTCACGATATGAGTCTTGGCAACCCGTGATTTGACTATTTGCTTTGCTATTCTAACTATGGTGTCGTTATCAATCATGGCTTACACCGTAAACTGAGTCGATCCGTCGTCTTCAAGACAGGCTATTGCGATCCCAGCTGTTCCATTCCACGTAAACGAGGTGTCATTAAGAACGTGGAGTTTGCCACTAGTAAACGATGTCAACGCTTCAGCGGATTCAACGATAACTCCACCTAAAACTTGCACCAGATCATAGTAGAATGGACTAAAGTCCGAATCTAACATCAGGTCATGAGTTCCGATCGAAGCGATGTTGGTAATTGATATGTCAGCCCACGGTGAAACACCAAGAACGATGTTAGTTCTAATGTCTGAAACTGTAGTGCTGGTAACTGTCCCTGACAAACCAAGTGCACCGGCAATATCATTAGCGCCACCAGTTATCACTTGAATGTAAGAGTTAGATCCAATGATAGTGCTAGAGATTATCACTCTGTTACTAGCGTCAAGCCTAGCAACAAATGTCGCTGAAGCAGACGCAAACGCTGTATTAAGCTCGCTAACGATCGCTGTTTTAGCAGTACCAGCACCATGAGTCGTTATAGCAAACGTTTCCGTAACGCCAGCAGCGCTTCTTTTTAGTTGAAGATTATACGCTGACGACGTGTCAATGCTAGCAGCAGTATCAGATCCAAGAACTGACACATAAACATAGTTATCAATCACTGTCTGAATCTCATCATCAGACGGATAACTTATCTCTATGTTCTGGCCTGGCGGTTCCCTACAAACAGCTATTCTGTTAACTGGATCAATATCATCAACTTTCAGTCCGACTATATCACTTCTAAGTGTAACTATCTTCATTTTAGGTAAACCTTTACGCTATGGTGCCAGAAGCAGTTTTTGAATTTGCCATCACAACAAGAGTCCAACCAGAAGCTGGAGTACCGATCGCTGCGACCTTTGACTTATTTACAGTAATTTGAGTAGCTGAAGCCGAGGCAAAATCAGTGCTAGGAACAGTCACAGACAAACCAGATGAGTTATTTGTGAATGTTACATAGGTAACGTCCGGTGAAATTGATGTGAACTTGGTTCCATTTATCGTTATCGTCGGATCAGTGTAAGAAGCCGATGTAACAGTCGGAGCGACAGTATCAGCAGAATCTATTATACCAATTGAGATTATACCGGCAGAATTGAGTTTATTGATAACCCCTGAATTTGTTGATCTCAAAACTCTATCGGTCAGAGTGAAATCTGAGTATCCTGGGACATTACTGTCGATAGGATTCGTGTACGGGACATATACTTGTTGCTTATGTCTCTCATCTGGAAGAGAATTTGGTAAACCGTTATCTAACGAATTTATCAAAATGCTCCTGTTGTAAAGTTGACCATTAATTACTCTTAAAACACTAGCCATGACTACCTCGTGTATAGTTATCTATTACAAATACCTATAACAAACCTAACCTTTTAAATAAAAGGATCTATAAAAAATGCCGACTTATAACTTTGTGTGTGAAGATTGCGGTAATGTGCAGGACGGTATATGCTCCATAAATGACAGGGAAGAGTTTACTGTAAAATGTGAAATGTGCGGAGGCACATGCAAATATACTTTTTCACCTGCTACAAATATTGTATTTAAGGGTCCCGGATGGGAAACTAAAGCTGGTAGAATTCAAAGCCAGATGAAAAGGAAAAATGCTGCTGCCGCTAGAAGACAGAAAGACAATCACGGAAAAATGCGATTGATCCCAAATTATAAAGGGGAAGTTGTTGATTCTTGGTCAGATGTAGATCGGTTAAGGAAAGAAGACAAGAAGAAAAACGGATAGTTGTTATATCTCATCCTCGTCTTCAAACTCAAAGTCTTCCAGCATATCTGAAATTTCGTCTATATCGCTATCTTGTTCTATTTCTTCATTAGCGTCTTCAACGAGTTCAACGACATCATTGTCAATCTCTTCTTCATCGATTTCAACGCCAGTTGATGGATCGGTATTTTCTTCCATATCTTCACTTCCATAAAGACCATCATCATTCAGGCTATCAGAAAACTCTGACATGGATCCTATTGAATCATCATACTGCTTAACTTTTTCTAGGTATTCCTCCATCAAACCCTGTCTTACATAATCACCAGGTTTCATGCCCTTCATGTATTTAAGTATTTTTATTATCTCATCAGCGACTTCAATCCTACCCTTTAGTATATCCTTCAATTCGACGGCTTTTTCTCTATACATATCATATTCATAAAATTGAGTCGGCATAACCTTTTGACCCTTTTCAGCCATTTTATTTATTTCTTCGTATTTACTCTCAACGTATTCTATCCCCTTTATCAAATTATTCATTATCTGACTCATTTTTTGAAACGCTCTTACCGCTGTATCGAGTCTAGCGTCACTTATTCCACTAAAGATTTCAACACCCTTTAGTTTCATTAAGTTATTGAACTTTGTTATTATATCTTTATCATTCGCTTCTTCATACATGCTTACAGCACTCAACACTCTTTCAAGCGTCTTTTCACTATAACGTATTGACGTGCTTCTACTATCCCATCTAAATGGTTCCTGGCTAACTTCCTTTTTATTATTATAAACACCATTTATGATATCACGAAATGCATTATTAAAATTTTTCTCATAATCTATGCCATTGTCTTTATATTGTTTCATGACACTTGTAATAGTGTCATCCAATATTTTTAACACAGAGTATGAATGCTTGCACAGGTAGTTATTATGCTCCTTGTCCCTTATCTTAGGTTGCAAACCATTAGACCTCTGTTTCCCATAAAGATATCCAATTATCGCAGCATGATAATCAGGGCCTGAATATCTCCAGAATTCGCAATCACACCTGACCGCGACTTCATTGTTTGGATTTAGTGCCACTATTACTTCATGAGATTTGTTACTATTTGAACACTTAACATTAAACGTCATAGTATGTAAAGCTAAATCATATGATCTAATCTTCGGTAAACACCACTCAGAATATTTCTTTTGTCTTATGTTGGTTCTTTCAGCAAAGTCCATAGCTCCGGCGGCGAGCTTAACAATATATACAGGAAGTATCGATGAATGATGTACATAACCCGATGGTAAATTTTTTGATCTATATGGATAACCTTCATCATATGTTTCTGTTATATCAACGTCAGACATGTACCCAGTATTCGGACCCCATTGTCTTCCGTCCAGGTCCAGGTCTATCGATCTGTTAAAAAGTGGTCCGTCATCATTCGTCCCGAAATCACCATCAAGACTCTCATACACCGGGTAGTCAACCTCAGTGGTATCCGGTGACGAAATTCCGTTCGACACGCCCTTAGAATTTGCGTCTTCATCTGTTACGAGCGTTCTATAACTAAACAGATCAGCGGCGTCAGACGCTACCTTCGTTGAGGCTACTCCACTAGGTGGATTGTCCTCATATTCAATTTCTACTTCTATCGGAATTAGGAAAAGGGGGCGTAGATTATATGGTATTGCTGCGGCAAATGATACTATGTCGTCGTATACATCTTGATCTTCAAATGAATAAATGGCAGCATCATTAAGAACGAAACCTTTTCCAATGGACATACTTTTATTCCTCTATGTATATCATACATAAATAGCGTAATCCATGGTGTGTGTATTGTTGTTGTTTGTGATGGTGGTGGTTAAAATCAACAGCCACATTGATGGTGGGCTGATACTAAGTGACTTTGTGTTGTCTACTTCAGAATGTTAGGATATTTAGATACTAGATATTTTTTCATAGATTTGGACTCTATAGCATAAAGAGCACGAATGAAATCCGGGTGCTCCCCGTAATTTTTGATCTGTTCGATCTTCCAGTCTTTCTTCCCGAACAGATTCCACTTATCAGGGAATCCACTGTAAATGGACTTGGCAATTTCAACCTTCGAACCAGTCTTCGCTACTGGTTTTTTCGCTGCCGGTTTTTTCGCCGCCGGTTTCACAATTCGTTCTGGCTGTTCTTCAACAATAACCCTACCCGTGCCAACTGTGTTTTCAACGGCTTTAGCGGTAAGATTAGATTTTGACATGTCCGTTGTAAATCTTGTCGGTGAAGAGATCCTTCCAACGATCATACCGTCACGAATTACTCTTCTTTGCCCTCCCTTGGCCTTTTGCTCTCCTGACGTATCTGAGGCCATCCGAACTTGTTTATGAGTTTCGATAGTATTTCCGTGGCCAGAAGACATATCTATGACTGAATTGTTCGATGACGAAATCATCCCAACGACCATCCCCTCATCGGAAACCGGGTCATTGTTACTCATGACTGTCGTTGATATTGAATCAGCGATTCTTTCGTCACCGCTTTTCACTCTAGAAATTGCAATATCGTCTTCCTCAACCACCATTATATCTTCTTTTTCAATATCAGTAGCTCCCATATTTGTTCGTACGGTCTTTGATTTTGCCACCTTCCTGTTCACTACGAATGGCTTGACGTGTCCATTTGGCTCAGTTCCGGCCCATCCTCGCTTTTCAATAACAGAACGAAGTGACGGTTTGTTCATCTCAGCCCCTGAGTACCTTAACGTCGTTCCATCAAACTCAAATTCGTCCTCACTCTCAATGTACATGATTGGAGAGTCTTTCGACCCGATGGAAATCTTTGTGTACGCGTAAAAGGTTTGGTAGTTATTCTTTTGCCAGTTGATTTTCATTATCGTTCCTTTGTGTAAAATTTATATTTATACATTACAATCGTTCAAGTCAATTATTTCTATTTGTTATTTTGATTATGTTTTCAACGAGTTTTATCCTTTCTTGAAGAATTGGAGTGTTGATTTGAATATATTGAACTCCGTAAATTTCCATCAGGGTTTTTACTGAAGCGTCAATCATCAGAATGTCGTCCCATACTACATTTTCTCTCACGCCATCGTTTTTCATTGTTGCTTTGCTAGGTCTAACGAAGAATATTATTGAATCACTATTATTTATAGTATGTATATAATCTTTAAAATCATCAGACCTTATTATTGATTGTGTTATCGTCGAGTGCATTATTGAGTATGCTATATTATCAAACGATCTATCTGACACAAAATTTGTAAGCCCTATTTCTTGCTGCACCTGTCTTTTAAATACTTCACTTTGATACTTATTTATCAAGTCTATGTTTGACCTAAGTTGGTCTATAGACAGTTCCATCTCATTCATCACAACTCTGGCTACTTCATTGAGCATTGGCATATCATACTTAGATGACACGTACCTAGCCAGTGTTGTTTTACCGGTTGAATGCGCTCCTACAAAATAAACTTTCATGGCTTCACGTATTTTCTTGAAAAAAGTTTAGGATTTGGATGAATGCGAGCTATGTACTCTGACTGATCTTGAGTCAGGTTTGCTGGTGTCGTATCAAACATTTTTAACGCTGTTTTATTTATTCCATAAATACCTGGACCAAATTCAACGCTATTCATGTACATTTCCATTATAGATCTCTTAGTTAATGCATTGTTTAGTATCATAGTATATAACATTTCATCATATTTTCTCATGATTGTTTTTTCTTTTTTAAGAAAGAGATTCTTAGCGAGCTGCATAGTTATTGTGCTCGCCCCCTTTTTGAAAGCTTTATGTTTTAAATCATATTTTATTGAATTTCGGATCGCCCCTATTGAAAATCCGTTGTTTACCATAAATCCAGGATCCTCATGATGAATAATGGCTTCTATCATGTAATCTGATATATTTGTAATACTAACCCAATTTCTACTTCTATATTGCAAGACTGATCTTATACTTTTAGGTAAATGCTTGACAAAACAGGAATGTCTCATGCTAAAATGGGTTTTTCCGTTATCATATGAAAACGATAAATGATAAGATCCTCCAAACTTTACTTTCTTTAATCTAACATCATCGGCAATTTTTGTCAGATTATTACAATTAGTGTCTAATTTATAACTAAGTTTACTCTTTGATTCTAACGTTAAATATCCAAGTTTCGTCCCATCAATAGACAGTGACAAACTCATGGGAAACGATATTCTAGTAATCTTATTCGTTGATTTTATGAGTATGTTATTGTATTCAAATTTCTTTGATGATAACATTGAATTCGACAGACTAAATTTTCCGATGTTAACTTCATCATCCTTTACCATCACACTGTGTAAGTCAACAGTTTTGTAATTGGCATGATTTATTACGTACATACCATTATTATATTTCACCACGTATGATAACGATGCGCCCCTGTATTTAGTAGACACTGCGATGTACGTTCCGTTAGATTTTAACAATCCATGGACCCTATACTTACCATTTACTACAACATTTTCGACATATACAGACTTAATATTCCACTTTCTCTTACCGGGACTATGAGATTTTATTTTACTGTTAGTGTATACAGCTCCTGATTTGCAGTACACGTCAACGTCTTTAGTTTCTACGTTAACGTGTGCGTCACATGATTTAAATAAATTTTTTCCTATTGTGACTGAATTTTTATGAACTAAAATTGTTTTGTCTAACAGTAAATAAATCGATGTTATGTTATACTTAGTTAATAAACTATTATAGTATAACTTTGATGATATGATAGCTATCGCAAGTATTGAAATCAAAGCTATTAAAACTTTTTTCATTTTTTATTTCCGGAGTTTATTTAAATGAATAACAAAACCATAAGCAAAATAGCCAAAGCTATCTACAAAACAGCCGCCAGAGAAGATCTTGAAAATCATCTAACTGGGAAAATGTTAATGCGTTCATACGAAAACGTCATGAACGCCACAGACCCGAAGGATGAGTTTCAATCGATCCTCAGTTTGTTAAACTACACTTATGGCGAGGCTATATACGAATCGGCGATGAACCCTGATGAAACTGGAACCGAAGCAGATGTCAACTGGTTCCTTGAAAACATTAGGGGAACGTTTACTGTCGATGAATTTAAAAAAGAGATGGAAGAAGAAATCAATAAAGCCATTGACGATAGAGAAACCGAAAAAATGAATGACACAGAGTATAATGCTCATAGCCCAACAATCATGGACTATGACGAGCAAGATACACTTCCGGTTTCAAGAAACCATGACACAAGCCCTACTGATTATGACTACAATACGATGATAGATGATCTCGATGAATAATTACAATGTAATTCTAACTGTATTCTTTTGACCATTATACATTATACCGATATTCTCAAATGTATTAAATCCAATTTTTCTCTGTTCTGGGTTATCATAGGGTAACGATGTGATATCTGTTCTAATTGGCATAGCACCAACATGCTTAGGTGATCCAAGAACCGTAATGGTCCCGGCGGTTGCCATTCCTGTAACAAATACGTTCGCTCCCCAAATACGTGATTTAATAACATTATTTGTATTAAAATCTGTATCCAAAATTTCACCATTAAATTTTCTTATTTCTGAATAATCATTAGGGTTTATTATTATCGATGATACCTCCACATCATTATCCTCTATTATAGAAAATGCATCAGATATCACATCAGGTGTAAGTTTATCATTTATTGACATGATATTTTTTACTTTTTCATTGTCATCATTATAAGAAGCATTGATTAATGATAACAAATGCATGCTCTCAGCCACTAGTATTTGTGATGAGCATAAATTACGCATTGTTTTGAGTAGGCTGTAGACACCACTCTTAACATTACGTGAGCTTGAATGTACATTATGTGTTATGTCAAATATTGGAACGGTGAAAGTTTTATCAGCGTCTATTCTTGTTATGCCATCCTCATCACCTATTACGTATGGAGTTCCATTTTCATTTATTGAATACATCGGAATTATATAATCGGGAATATGATCAACACAAAGAATATTTCTTGCTAATGACCTAGCACCTACATCATTCTTTATCAATTTATTTATTTTTGATGCAATATGGGTTCTATCGTTTATGTTACCATTAATAAAATCAATTATATACTGCTCGTCATTTGATTCATCATAATTATTAAAATCAAATGATTCAATCCACTCCTGTTGTTTTAGTTTATTATATACATTATCTAACTTATCAAGGTTTTCAACTAAGTATAAAAACTTTTTTATATAACCAATAGTGTTGTCATTTTTGATAAAGTTAATCACTCTTTTGATATTCATTATGGTAGTCTCCTGCATGTCGATATGACTGTTATTAAATTATAACAGTCATACCATACAATAACCAAATAGTTTTCATCCCCACCAATCTTATGACTGATGGGGATGAAAAGCATGCAGGAGGAAAAATGACGTTATCGAGCGATCAGGATGCGGACGAGAGCACGCGGGTTGAACGCACCGATTCCGAGCTGCTCAAACATCGAGAAACCGATGGTTCGCTCTTCGGGGTTGTCAGCGGAGATGACGGTAAGCTCGGTTCGGACCGGAATACGACCGAAATGCTCAGGCTCACCAGTGACGTAAACGACGCCTGGCGGGACAAGGCGTGAAACGATGAACTTGGCATTCCAGCCAGAAGCCATCACGCCCGTCTTCCAGAGAGTGGCCTGTGACTCGATGTCCAAGACCTCTCGACCGAACTTACGAAGGTCGGCGTAGTCAACAGCGTTCATGAAGACGTTTGACGTCCTCAAGTCATGGCGGTCGATCTGAGCGAAAGCATCAGCCAAGACCTCTGAAGTAAGAGGAGCGGCGACGGGAATGTCAGCGTTCAACTGGCCGGGAAGTGAGTCGAAACCATTAAGGGCGATAGCGTCCATAATTGAGAAAACTCGATCGTCCTCAGCAGCTTGAATCTGGGCTTTGCCAAGGTCCTGCATTCTCTTGAGCATGTCATAACGACGCTCTTTGACCTGAGAAAGCGGGGTCTTGACGAGAGCAGCAATCTCGAACAGGGGGAACGTAACGCGGCGAGGCTTAGCTTTAGCGGTAATTGAGTCACCCTCTTCACCAACCACGTAGGCCACGACGTCAGGATCCTTGTCATAATAGGGCAGAACTCCATCAGGAATCTGCTCGACGAGGAACGCTCGGCGTCCAACGGATGAATAATCTCTGCGCTCGCGGAGAGATTGGGTCATGCCAGACGCAATTCTCATGCGTCCTTGCGGACTACCGACTAGCCCACCGAAGAACTTTTCGGCAGCAATGGGATCAACGGACTTATTGAAATCAAAAAGACTCATTTTAGTTATTCCTTTCAGCCTTATTTGCCCAAGACAAACATTTCAGTGTTAGTGGAATCAGGGGCCGAAAGGACGATCCCCATAACAGTGCACTCATACCAATGAGGAGTTCCTGAAGCAGCACGAATCGCCATAGCCTCATATGAATCCTCAAAATTGTTTGTCAAGTATCCGTTGACTGAAGCGTAAAGCTTGTCACCAGAGGCATACGTAAGAGTAGCACCAGCAGTGCCACCATGACCAGTCTGATTCTTAGTCTCGTAAAGTCTAGTACCAAATGCAGACGGACCTTGAAGGAACGGACCCTTGTTTGAAGCCGTTCCAGGAGTGTTTTCGTATGAGTTGCCGAGTGCGTCATTAACAAAAATGCCGACCGGAACTAACGTTGAACTGTAAGCCGAACTGATTAAGACAGCCGGGCCGACATAATTGTCGCCGATGTCAGGGCGAGTGAACGCCACTGATCCACCAAGAACACCGTTCTTGGGAGTTGTGTCGAGAACGTCACTCTTATGAGCTGTTACGACGCCGGGGTTCGACACGGTAAATGAATCCGGAGTAAGCTCCGGAACCGTGTTAGAAAAACTCTTGTAAAGTATTCTGAGCGCTCCATACGAAAGCAGGAAATCGCCAGAAGCTTGTCCACCAATACCACTCATGATTTGTCTCCTTGCAGGATCTTACCCTGCACAACTAAGTCCAATGACTGTGAAGTATCAAACAGACCCTTCAGACCGCAATAACGCGAAGATATTTCTATTTGACTACTAAACAACATCAGACAATTACTTACCCAAAAGTGCAGCGACTATGTCCTCTTCAGACATGTCTTTGCCGATCTTAACAGATCCCAATTTCTTGACGCCGGAAGCCTTGCGTGAAATCCCACGTGCGTTCATCTTAGTTGAAGACTGTTTTGCAACAGGCTCTTCAGCAAAGATCTCTTCAAGATTCTCAGGAACCTCTTCCTCGATACCAGCAGCAGCTTCAGCAGCCTCTTCCTCAGGAGTCTCCATGGCCTCTTCCTCAGGAGTCTCCATGGCCTCTTCCTCAGGAGTCTCGACAGGAGCTTCCTCAATGACAGGCTCTTCGGGAACCTCTTCCTCGATGACGGGCTCTTCGGGAAGCTCGATCGGCTCTTCAACCGGCATGGCCTCGACCTTGCTAAGCGCTTCACTTTCAAGGATAGCTGACTTAACAATATCCTTGATGGCGTCAAGGTCATTTGAGTCCAAAGAAGCGACTCTATTGGACTTCTTCTTACCCTCAACAACAACCTTCGCCATGCTCTTCAACTCATCATCAGGCATTGAATTGAAAAGAGTAGCCAGTCTCTTAATGCTAGCGCTTGAAGCATTAGGAGCGGTTATTGCAGCAAGTTTCGTCGCGACAAGAGCCTTCTTGTATGCGTCCTTGTCGTTTTCCTTCTTGACAGAAGCCTCTTTATTAGTATAAAGAGAAATGAGCTTCTCATCAGGAAGTCTCTTAAGCGAAGCAACGACTCTTCGATACTTCTGAGTGTCAGAAGGATCAGCCATTCTAGCAGCAACACGCTTGATGACAGCAGACCTACCACGAGCAACGGCTAATTTCTGATTATCATATCCCTTGGAAACACCCCAACCCTTAGTGGCTCCATAACCGGAAAATGTTTCAGGCTTCATTCTGGGAAGACCAACTTCATCACGAGCTTCAAACTCACCATCATATCCATCATAGATGTGACGCATTTCAGTGTTCACCACATCTTCCCAGGGTCGATCCTGGAACATGTACGCATCAGCGTCAGGGTTAATGTGACTTGGGTTGTTCACATTGTAAATATCAACAGATGACCCTTCAGCAGCAAGCCTTCTTCTTGAAGCCTCTCGCGTTGATGAAGCGTTTCTTTTACCATTTTTCCAAGTAATTCTCTTTCTCATAGCTCGTATAGCTCCAGTAAATTATAACTCGTGCCGTTTGTTTTGGTCTCCGCCAGCGGTTAGTTACAACATAACTAACAATTCAGAATTTAACTTCTACCTACAAAGTAATTAAAAAAATTTTATTTATTTACTATGTTTCTTAACATTGTAAACATCATTTAATATAGTACCCTTCTCAATGAAAAATTTCATTTCATCATGGGTCATCTTCCTATTTAAAATAGATCCGCATTTCATTAAGAATTGTTTTTTACTACTATATTTACTAATCCTACCTACTTTATTCATAACCTTATATAATTTCTTATTATATTTTTTACCTGATATAGCATCATTAATTAATGAAAATGATAGTATATGTTTATCAGTTATGTTTGATAGGTTATTAGATGCTAATCGACTGGACATTTTTACCGTCCAATCAACGATTCTCGGATCCTTAATCTTAGATTTAACATTTTCAATGAATGCGTGCTGAACATTACTATTTTCTTTATCTACAGAAGCTTCACTGCCCTTATTCTTTTCACCGTGTGAATTTGTTACGTTAGCCTCTGCGAAATCTACTGTATCTATTTCATTTATATTAAGAGATGATAGTTCCCTCTTAATCTCTTTTCTAACCATATTTAGTATTTCTTTTTTAATATCATCAATAGAATCCAGTACGATCCCACCTTCTTTATCATCTTCTTGTTTGTCGTCAGGTTCATCATCGGATCCACCAGGACCACCTAATAAACTACCAGGTCCATCGAGACCAGGCATGCTAGGTCCATCCGATTCCGGTTCCGGTGCCGGTGCCGGTTCATCGGCAGCATCTTCATCGGCAGCGACTTTTTTCATTTTCCCATCAATGAAAATGCCAGAACTGTTTTCAACCGCTGTCGCCATCTTATTGGTTACTTCTTTAATATCATAATTTAGTATGTTTCTTTTTACAGCTCCAGCGAATGCCGGTGAATGTACCCACGAAGCCTCAATAAACTGATTTGACGTTGGATCACTAACGTGTCCTACTAGCTCACAGATCGGGTGCTCATCTCCATTTTCATCTGTGAACATCGTTCCCTTACCCTCATATTGAATACAAGAGCAGAGTTGTGAATCATCATAAGCAACATTTCCACATTTCGTACATATAGTGAACTGTGATATGCAGCCCATTGAAAGACCGGTGATAACATCATTTTCAATGTCAGTAACTAATTTTGAGTGCTTTTTATCAGTGGCCACTAAAATGTCAATATAACACGATTCACCGAGATCTCTAGCTACAGCATCAATTATAAAGCCCTTTGATAAATCCGGTATTTGAACATGTTCAAGATAATTTGGAGCACCAATGAAGGTTCTATATGTAGAGAGTAGTAATGATCTTTCCCATGCGTCACCATTATTATTTATAATCTTAAATCCATATGGCTTCATTCTATAATCAGGATATTTAACATTTATCTGATTACCGGCATACATACGTTTTCCTAATTTAACATTTTTAGGAGCATATGTATCAACCGATGCTATAATAGTAGCATGTGATAGTAAATACTTACTCGGATCTACCTTTTGTAATACTTTAGAGGCTCTCCTGTATTTTGAGTTATCATGCAGTATTGACGTATCGTTATGACTTACTATCTCATCCATCCACTTTTCGAATGGAAATACTTTATCTGTCAGGACTGCATGTGCGTATTTTTTGTGAGCCATTTAACGAAACCTCTTTATAGCATACTGATGCATCTACATCATTAATATAATATAAATTTTCTATACTCATGTGCCCACTCAACCAGGAGATAATTGAATGGGCACATGGTGTTACTAAAATTTAAGAATTAAGTATGCTCATCAAATGATGACGACCAGCAGGATTTGTAGCAGCAAGTTTGATGATCCTAACAGCTGATTTGTCAGTTGAAACGATCTGTTTCAGCTCACTGATGTAGTTATCTTGAACGCTGGAGTTCTTTTCAATCGATTTGATAACGTAATCGACTATCTTCGATGAAACCTTAGGAGATCTCATCATCTGCTTTATTTCCATCATAGCAGGCTTCAAAACACCAGAGATAAATCTCTTTATTGGAAGTGAAACATAGGAAACGTCAAATATTGCGTTTCCACCATCATGCTGCTTTATAAGTTCATTGATGTCCGATATCGCAGTTTCATATTTGGCGTATACATTTTCAAAAATATCTGAAGCTCTCTGAGCGTTAACAATATCTCTGTCTATCTTCTCACCGGAATCAAAGTTAGTCTCTTCATTCATCACCGGTTCAAACTGCTCACCATAAAGCAGACTTTTGACATTTTTCTTGAATTTATCCCAAAGACCAGACGTGATGGTGACTGAATATCTGCCACTATTAGTACCAAATATCTCCTCAATCTTTTCCATCTTATCGATCATAAGATCTGAGTACATTTCACCGAGAAGTGAGTAAACCTCATCGATGATATCCTCAGATGATTTGTACTGAAGCCTGTTAACCTTAGAAAATTCATTTCTAAGATCCAAGGGCTCTAACTCTGATGTTGCTAACTTCATAATCGAGGCAGCAATAACCGAGCCTGAAAATGCGTCTGACTTACTAGCTAAACGAATGAGTTCAGCGGCTTGTTTCCCATTATACATTCTATCTAACTTTCTTCTGTAGATAAAGTTTATACCTTAGCCCATACAGATCTCTAGCAACTCGTTTTGCTTCATCACCATTTATACCATTGTTTCTCATTATTGAAACAGTCTGGTAAATGTCATTTCCATGATGCATGGAATGGCTTGCTACCTTATAAGCCTTGCTATAGTTGCTACGAGAACTGTCCTGTCTGTATGACAAACCCATATGTCCAGGCTGATTTACACCAGAGTATGCACCATGAGTTCTAGCATCCCACGTATCATACATGAAATCCATGTCAAATTGATCAGCATCCTCATGACCAATCTTAACTAACTGGTCAGGAAGTTCCTGTTCCATTCCCCACGGCCACATGACCATAAGATATCCAGACTCATGATTCACATAGAAAACCTTACCATGATACGGAGTTATAAGGTTATCTTTCATTGAAGACTTTTGCACTATGTCGCCTCTATCAAAGCCACGACTAAGTCTTCTAAAATCAAGAAAAGCTTTTCTATGTGTTCCCATATCTTTTGCTTGCTATTCACAGATCCCACTATTATATGGGGGCCTGATGTGATAACCCTAAATCAGAGAATTTAGGTTTTACTGCTCTTTAGCAATTTTTCTCATCATAGCACGACGACGCGCCGATGCTGATCTGTACGATGGGTCCTTAACGGGACCATGCTGCCATGAAGGCTGCACCTCTGTACTATCAGCACCACGAACAGCATACTCATCGCGATTATACATCGATGAACTTCTATCAGCATCAAACGTCTTAATCGCTCTGGACCTGTAAGAAGCACCAACTTCATGCATGTAAGGCTCATCGGGCTCAGTGCGACGAGGCATAACGGTGTTGACGAAGTGATCCTTCATGTAAGGCTCATCAGCGTCGGCACGAAGAACAGCGGCGACTCGATTACGCATTTGCTCCTGTCCAAAGACTGATGACTCAATCTTATCAGATAGGCCATCGATTCTCGTAAGAATGTCAGACGCTACTCTTTCGTTGATTTTACCTGAAGCAGTGATCGATTCAATTCCATTAGCGATAGAATCAAGCTCGTCTAAAACCTTGGCTGCAATTCTTTTATCCATTTTAGTATCTTCTCCGATTCACAGTTATAACTGAAAATTCTAGCTAAAAACAATAATAAATAACTTATTTAGACAGTTTAGCCATACTGATCTTGGTAACAACTATTGAAGCTACAGATCCAGCTATCTTAGGCATAAACTCGTTGTCTTTTATAGCAATATTGATTGCCCTATTTATCAATGAAGACGTTTTCTCTTCGCCTTCGCCCTGTTCGGTTTCCATCATTATTTTATCAATTTCACCGAAGATATCCTCAGGGTTATACTCTCTTAGGATAGCCTGAAGGGCCTCACGCTCTTTCTTTAGCTTTAAACTCTCTTGCTGAAGACGCTTCTTCTTTTGCATATCTTTGATTGAGGTCTTTGCTTCCTCGGCTGCTTCTTCAGCAGCCTTGAATCCATCAAGAGCCTCTTGAATTATCTCACTAATTCTAGCGGCGGCTTCAGGACTCATTGCCTCTTCTTCAGCGGCCATCCTTGATCCATTGTAGTCAACTATGAACTTCAAAATTCTAGCTGATACGTTCGGATCAGAAAATGCCATACGATCTGCAGACTTTAAAAGGCCAAGGATACCATTAACATAATCGCTATTCATTTGTTTCTCCGCAACTGAAGCAGTTTTATTCCACACTTCTTGTTTGTCATTATATCCAGCAGGACCATGCCCAACACCAGATAGGTCATTGAGTAATCGTTCGTAAGTGTACGAGTCTATTCTATTTTGAAAAATCGGGGTTCCATATATAGCCATATTCAATGCATGATCTGCTACATCTTCATCATCAAAGTATGGATCATTGAATACCGGTTCCTTCATCAATGATTTTGCAATATTCAATATATAATCATAATGAGTAGTATCATTGACGTATCTATTAACGCCATACCCATTAATACTCTTAAAATGAGCCTCTTCACCCTCTATTGGTATTTTTCTAACTATCCCGTGATACGCCGCGACACGGCTCATCTCATCTAGTATATCTTTATACTTCATACTTTAAATATAATATAAGAAATTTATCAAACAGACCAGTCATTTATTCCCAAAACAGATTTATCCAACTTAAAATCTAGATTTTTACCTAACTGTTTTTTAAATGATTTTTCATCATTCCTTCTCATCATATCATCAACACTCTCAAATCTAGTTTCCGAGAATTTTTTCATCTCTTTCAATCTATCACCGATTTTCTTATTTTTATCACTGTCCCTTAAATTTCTCATTATTACTTTTGTATTATACGCGTCTTCAAAGTTACTCTTAATCTTTCCACCGACACTACTGAACCATTTCTTAGCTTTGTTCATAGAGTCCATGACTTTACTTAAGACTTTATCTCTTATTCGTTCACCGTTAAGAGTGACATCTTTCGGATCAGTCCCACTCAATATTCCACTAACGCCAAATACCTCACTGTGTATTTCTTTTGCTGTCATTAATTTCAGCATGCTATTCATTACTTCATTCAAATCTTTTTTATTACCCATAAGTTGTCTTATGCTTTCTTCAGACCTCCTATCAAGGTAATCGTTCATTATCATATCGATCAATTTTCCACTAGCCTTATTTCTTATTGTGCTACTAGTATGATCGATAACCTTAGCTAGTGTATTATTCAATGTAATAGCGCCACTAACGGTGGACACATCAAAATCAAGAGATGAAAAACCAGACAGTCCATCGCCATTCATGATAGCGCTATACTGCGTGTTAGCATTACTTCTTATCTCTTCACTTTTTTCAACTATAGATTCTGCTAACTCATAATTTTCTTCACACACACTAGACGCATATCTAACCAATCCGTATATATAATTTTCTATTATGTTATTGTCATCTATTAACTTTGATCTTCTTATTAGTTTATCGAAAGACCTGGCATTTTTAATCTTCCCACACTTAGATTTTGTTTCTTTTACGTTACTTTCGTCGTGTATTCTCTTTATTACTTCATACTCGCTTCTTGCTTGATCCATGTATTCATTGCTTTTTTCACCGATCAAACTAGGAGTTTCTATGACACCGAGTATGTCACCATCTATGAGAAGATCATTTGCCATAGCGGACAAAGCTATTGAATACAGATTTGTTTCATCGTCATCGCTCAACTTTGCCTTAAACTTTTCTATGCTATCTCCGTCTCTCCAAACCTTCATGATGTTTCTAAATATACCCTGTACACCATGGCGTCTAACGGAGTCTTTTATTATTGTAACTAATTTTACTAGATGGAAAAACTCATCTATATATTTTGTACTACTTGTACTTTGTTTATTGATCTCGTCAATTATTGACGAATATGATTTTTGTATTGATTCATTTCTTATATCCCTTGATACATATACATCATCGATTTTATTGTCTAACTCCCTTAACTTAAGTATTACATAATCTGACGGTTTCATGTCCATCTGATTTCTAAATTCATAAAATATACTATTAAATAGATTGTTACGCATTTTATCTATCTTTTTGCGTACTTCACCATTTATTGGATACCCTATGTCACCACCTAATGCTATATTTTTTACCTTATTTAATTTAGTTTCTATACGCTTAACCGATGATGTATTGAAGATTCTACCGCTAATTTTAGCATATTCTGATTTATAATCTTCTTTGTATTCCTTAAGCTCTTTCCTTAACTTTTTCTTCTCTTTTTTACCTGGTTTTTCCCTAAGTAGTTTTCTCGTTTTTTCAATTTTATGTAGTATATCACTCAGGCTACTTATGTCTCCATCGATGTTTAAACCATCGATGTCACCTTTAAGCTCTTCTTCGTCATCTTGTTCATCAGCAGCAGTTCTCAATGACATGTAAATGGACGAAAAAGAACCAGGACCATACAACGCGGAATCTATGTGATCTAACAAATCATCATATGACGCGTATCTGTTATCCAAAGACATATCTCTGTCTTTAGGACCGTGGCTTATTGCCCCATCGCTAAAATCTTTTTCACTCTCAAGTACATCAACATCTATGTTGTGTCTTTCCGTCACTTTATTTGACGGAGTGAGTGTTCTGTATCTTTTTCTTTTATCGCCAGGACGCTTCCGTCTTCTGTCCTCTTTCAATGCCTGACGTTCTTCTTCAGCTGAGTATTCTTCAGGTTTCATTTCAAAAATTAAGATTCAAAAATGACCTAGAATCTACTCTCTTCTTTTTTATCTGTTGACGTGTATTGAAGACCGCTATTTTCTGATATAACTTCACTGATATTTGAATTTTGAGCGATATCAGCAGCAGAGGCTTGCATGACGTTTCTCAAGAACTCATTGAACGTGCTATCCTTAACAGTGAACAAATCCCGTTTCAATAGTTCATGCGCATCACCAGGATCTATGTTAAGAAGTTCATAAATATACTCCACAGGTAGTGAGCCTTTTTGATACAAATTGAACATATAATCAGAAAGCTCACTATTGTCACGGAGCGCAAGACGTGTAAACTGAAGTTTTGGATAGAGCAAGATCTTATTTCCGAATTCATCTTCCTCCCAAAATCCTTTCTTTTCCGCCACCGGCTTGAACAGATTTTCCTCAACAAATGAACCAGCAACTTGCTCTCTATAAAGCAAGTACATCGTGTTCATAACATCCAAGTGAATGCGTTCCCCGGTATAAGTGGACTCACCGGTAAGCATCGACTCGGTTATTCTTAGCCCGATATACAGAAGTTTGTTTGTTGATTCATATTCAGACGCCAAGTCCAACAGACGATCCCTTGACCCAATTTCGTCCCAGTGTACTTCGTAGTTTGTAATGATAGAATAGTCAGGATCAATCAACGCTTGATCGATTTGAGCGCGTAGATCCTCAACGTCCATAACAGACGCTTTATCCGCCCAGATCACACGTTTCGGAGTCATGGCCCTCGAAGCGATAGATGTCTGAGCCTGACGAAGTTTATCTTGATAAAGTAGCGTTGTCAGACATCTTTCTAAAATCGAGATCCCACGTTCATCGTACGGGGATCTTTTGTGTGAAAGATGATAACAGAATGAAGAACAGAGGAAATCATCATACGGGCTTGTATTAAGGGGAATTGATCCTCCCTCGATCAGAGATTTTCTTATTTCATTCGGTATATCGTCCGCTATTCTAGCAGATTGTGCATTGCCATCCTGAGCCTCTATGATCGCGCTTTTATCCTTTTCTGACGGAATGAGTTCCATCTTTATGCGATTTGTATACTGATACGTCTCTATTTTTATTTGCTCTGGAGGCAGTATTTGTATTCTTTGATATCCGTCATATTTCTTTTGTACGTATTTTCTAATTAGTTCTTCTTTTTGTTCCTTGGATTTAGGAACCTTATTCATTACTGTTTTCTTTATCTCATTACCGTCATATTCAAGCTCACCGACCTGTTCTTCCTCGTAATCATATAAAAACTCTTCAGGAATATCATCAGACAAGTCGTGGTCTTCACAGAATATAAACACATTTCCATGAAGCCAGTATTCGTGAGTTATGTCATACAATGATTGAAACAAGTTAACTCTATCGCTCATTCTTTGGAAGAATGCTAGAATTTCTTTATTTCGTTTTTCGTCTTTCCCCTTTGGAAGTGAAAGACGAACCTTGGACATCGGAACGTCAGTGTGAAAGTCTATTGCAGCACCGACAATCGGATGTCTAGTATACCAAAATCTAAAAAGCTCCCTTTTTTCTCTTTCTGATTGAGGAAGCTCAAGAAAATCTGTTGAAAGCTGGGGGCTGTAAAATGAAGAGTTTCCCGTAGCTATGTCAGCCCCGGACCCGCCGAAAGCGCCATTACCACCGTATGCTGACGCCATTCTAATGGATTGTGACTCTCTTCTAGCCTGCTTTTCTAACTTTGTTAATTTTACTTTCGGCATAATTACAACACCATACAATAAAAATTATTTAATACTTCTATATTTTACAGGCCCATGGAGTTGTCTTCTTCTATTATGATAAGATCTATATGTCATATGCGGCGTTACGCCCCTATTATTAGGTTGTCGTAAACCCCCAAACTCCATCAGGTTAGGATTTTCCGATAAATGCTGCGAGGCTAAATAAACACCACGAGCCATGGAGTCAGAAACGTCATCGTGTTTACCTACAACACCAGGGGCCTCAATAGAGTACATGTTTTTACCTATTGATGTAGCTTGAAGTTCTAAAAGCTCCGTAATTAGCGGTGAATGAAGGGAACTTCCATCAACATTATTTTCAATGATAGGCCAATCATATAGTCTAATCTTTTCACCTATGATAAACATTTTGAAATCATTATACATGGAAGCAGATTCATATGCAGAGAAATGCTTCATCTTTATTTGATCAATACCGACCTTCATAAGCTCGGATTCAAAAACCGGCCCGGCCCATTGGTCGAATATTCCCTCTTGTATATAAAATCTTTTAGATAACTGTTTGATCCAATTTACTATTTCAATGATATCTAATCTATTTAGATTACCTAGTAGATTAGCATAAGGAACTATCGGCTTATCCAAGTGTGGATTAGACTCTTTCCAGGGGATTTTAGCGTACCAAACTTCATGATATGCAAGCTCTAATTTTTTATCATGGAAACGGAACAGTGAAATCGCCGTACCGTCGTTAACTAACGCGAAGTCTATTCCAGCAAAATAAGCGCTATTGTGATCGCCGTAATTGACAGGTCGATGGTTTTTGTCAACGCATAGCATAAGGTCTTTTTCATCTTCAATCCAGCCTCTAACACGATCAGAAAACCTAGCACCAAACTCAACCATAAATGAGTTCGGATCTTTTTCATACTCGTTAATATAATAATCAGATGAAAGTGTAGGGTTGACCTCCCAAGTCGGGGCCTGTATCATAAGCATATTTTGACTACCCTTACTGTTGGATAATGCTTTTTGATACAAATTGTAGAAAAACCCGGCTTTAGCGTCTGGGGATGAGATAGAAATCGCTCTACCATCAGACGGACCCATAGGAGTTCGACCGTCATCGCCCTTAGGTGAAAACTGAGCCAATGACGGGTTCATCGCTCTGTAGACCTGTTCCGCCGATGATTTACCGTCATTCACAAAGAACGCGATCTCGTCAAGCACAAACGTTATGACACCTCGACCACGGAGACCTTTAGCGATCGATGATTTGAACGTCGCAGTAATTGATGATTTCCCTCCAGGACCATATACCTTTTTATCATGATCCGTTTGGAACTTCATGTATGTCTGCGTGTCGTTAACTATCGATGATTTAAAATATTCAATGTTTTCAACATATCCAGCCATGTCGCCATAAACGATGGACGCCTGATCTTTGTCATTAGCGACACAAACTATTCGTATTTCTGACGATGAGGGGATCCCATAATATTTTTGTGGATTTCCTCTAGCAAGTAGTTTATACAGTTCGTAAGCGCTGATGATAGACGACATCATAGACTTACCGGACCTACGACCAACAACAAGAATAAGCTCTTTTCGTGGATGATCAAGATCTTGTTGTTTTATATTGCATCTACCTTGTTCATATAAATATTTCAGGTATTGTACTTCTGTCATTTCAGCTAGTACTTTTGTATTAAATTTATCGGTTATTCTTATTCTATCGGATACTTTTTCAGGTAGTGTGTCATCTAATTTAATATTATAGTATAATTTTAG